AATCATCTTTTGAAGATCTGCTGTGGTGCCAATAAACATTGTGTTATTTACTGTAGTTGGAGTTGATTTTTTATCTTCTTTACCAAGATTCTTCATCTTATGCTGAAGGTCAATCAGTTTGTCAGTCATGTCTGAGACCTGCTTCATAGCGTTCACAGCGACCTCATACGCTCTAGGATGCCCAGACTCCTGAGCAACCTCTAACGCCCCTTGCACCGCCTCCTGACCCTGTGAGATGAGTCTATATAACTCTCCTCTGGTATATTCATAATCTTTATTGGCATCTATCGATACCTCACTATTCGCTTGTGTAATCATCTCAGTGGTTTTTTCTATGGGTGCAATTTCAATATCAAATATTTCTTCCATGTTCTTTTCAAACTCGTTCATAGTAGTGTAATACCTTCATTGAATCCAAAATCATCATCTGGCATCAACAGTGCATCATCTGCAGTGTCAACATCATTATCACCATCTTGGTCTGTAAGTGCTTTTGGAGTAACATCATATCTAACAGCTCTTCTATGCTGTTGGAAGTCTCCAAGTGTTTCAAATACAGTTGCTTTGCGAATAATCTGAGCATCTGTCACAGGACCATACATATAAGTTTTTAATGTAAATGATAACGTATAGATAATAGCTCTTCTACGCATCATATCATCTTCATAATCATCTTCATAACTTATATTGTTTAAGATAATTGGTAAATCTTTTTTCTCATCCATTTCTGGAATAAGATTAATAGTTACATTAAAAGATGGTTGGAAGTATGGTAAAATTTGCTCAAGAATCTGTAGAGCATCATCTTGATTTCTAGATAAAATTCCAAGTTCAAATTCAAGATTGTAAGGAACAGGCATATACTGAACACTTACTGCATCAGCATTATCTTTTTTCAAATACTTTTGAATGGGAGAAGTCTTCCTAGAAGGATCGTAAGTAATACCAGTCATCTCAAAAGAGATACGTGGCATTGTAATACTGACCTTGCGTTCAGTGCTTGGATCTTGATCTAAGCGAGCAAGGAACTTACTCTTAGGACCATAAGCAAGTGCTACCTTTTCTTGACGAATGACCGCACCAGTTTCGGGATCTTTTTTTTCAATCTGAACATTGTTAAAAATTGTTCCGAATGCCTTTACATTTTTTTTAATAATTTCGTGATAAAAATGATTACCTAACATTAGAATACTCCCATATTACCATATTCGCCAAATGGATTTCCTTCTGTGAAATCGAGAATAGCATCTGCTTTTGATTCCATAATTTTGTTTTGATCATTATCGTAGTTATCGATTTCAAATTCGATCGTGGAGAATGTATCTACTATCCAAGAGGCACCACTATCTTGCCCAACTAAAGCAACATTTGGTTTTAATACTCCATTTATATATGTTAAACGAAGTTTACGTGTAGCAGGTGACCATTCGGCAACTGTTGCTTTTGTTGTTACTGGAGATCCATCTACAGTGTATGTCTGTCTAACTTCTTCTCCAACTACAAATGCTCCTGTTCCACCCGTCTTCACTGTAACTGGAAATACATGTGACTCTTGAGTGAGACTATCTATATCAGAATCTCCAGTGTCAAAGTAATTGTCTGCATTTTCAAGGAGTTCACAAGTTAAGGAAAAAATATAATTTTTACCTAATTGATAAAAAGGAACTTCTCTTTCTACAAATTTAATTTCATAAAGATTTTTAGTCATTGGAACATAAAGAAGATCACCTTCATTAGGTCTATCTGGAACTCTAGTATCAATTTCTGTTTCAACATAATTTATCCAACGTCTTTTGGATACTGCATATGTAATCTCATCGCTCAATCTAAGACCAAACTTAGACATTGCAACTGCACCAGAACCACCAAATCCTTCAACATTAATTAACATCATTTCAATGGTAACTTTGTCTTCAAACTTTGATAACACTACATCATTTAATGTTTTATCAATTAACATTGTTTTTGGCACATAGATAACATCTTGCCCAAACAGTTTAATCTGTTCATCTACAAGATCTTGAACTAGTGTTTGTTCTGATGTTCTTCCACCATACTGGGGAAAGTATTGACTCTTTGCCATTATCCGATTGCGTCAAGTGGTGGTAGTTCATAATCGGAAAGCATCTTGCTTTCTATTTCATCAATCTCTCTGAGAGCATCTTCATAGATCTGACGACCATTCAAAGATACGCCGCCAGGTAACTGAACATTATTAAACTTGATTAAATTTTGCCCCCACTGACGTTTGAAAAGAGCAGTGGTGTAACGCTTCAACCAAAAGTCATTCCAAATCTTTGTGAGGTTTGTTGGATCGAGTGCTCGATAACAATCAATAATTAGAATTTTATCTTTTGTTAGCATAGCGGGATCATAATCAATATAAAGTTTACCGTTTCTTTTAGTAAATCTATATTGAATTAGTGAACCTGTATTGAGAACCATATCAAGTGTTTCAATATAACTCTTAACCATATAATAGTTTAGAATATCAATTGAACCAAAAGCATACAAGTCATTTAAAAATATTTGATATTCGATACCAAAAAGATCTCCACGAATGCTACTAGAAGTAACCCCAAAAATTCGTTCTACCCCAATAACATGATCTGGTAATTCTAGATAGTTACCTCTTTCTGTCCACACATCACCGTTTGATGCTGTGTGTGTAATGTTATTTGTTTTAAATCGAGTGACTTCTGACTGAGTTAACGTGTGCTTGAGATACATTCTTTCAGCACCATCAAAATGACGCTCTTGGAAGAACTGTAATGCTTCGTCAATTCTGTCTTCTAACTGTTGATTATCAACGTTAATTTCCAGAACAGGCGAACCAAGCTGACGTAAACAGTATTCTTTAAGTTCTGTTCTCGTTGCTGGTTTAGACGCAGACATTTATTTCCTATAAAAAATCCCTACATGTATTTATCATGCAGGGAGATTGGGGTATATTTATAAGATCATTCTGCTACCACTTCTTCTGCTGGTGCTTCTTCTGTAGGTGTTGGATCTAGAAGTTCTAGAGTTTCTAAACCACCTTGAAGTTTTAGGCGATACTCTTTTGCTTTCGCTAGTTCATCTTCTAACTTAGCAATTTGCCCATCAACATTAGTGAGTTGAGTTTGAAAATTTTCCTTTAGTGTTGCGCTGTCAGTAGCCATAGTAATCAATTCTCCGTTTTTCTTAATACATAAATTGCTAAACCATTCCACCAGCTGGCAGAATCTTCTATTTGAGGCGTAAGTATTTGACGCTCAAACAGAACTTCGAGATTATTTATATCTATAAATTTTTGCCCATTACGGATAACCCCATCAAAGTTGGCATCATCCAATACCAATATAAAAGTATCTTGTAGATTAGGAAGCAAGTTGGTTAGGCATTCTACCTGTTGATCATCGTGCTCTCCATCATAGAATACAATATTTGGTTTTCTGGAGAAGTTAGATGCAGATAATTTTCTAGCATCCATATCTATTATAGCAGATTTTAAACTACCAAACAAGATGTTGTTTCTTGAAAGTTCTGCCTTAGGATTTTCAACACCTCTCCATTCAATATCATCTCTGGCGGGAGAGATAGGAGCAGCAAAGTTATCAACTCCGTATGATACAATATCATTACCCATGATAGCAGCAAAGTATGTGCTGCCTGTATAGCATCCAATTTCCAAATATGCATTCTTGGGATCAGAACACAGATGATTTAAGAAGTGACGAACTCTATCAGATGACAATCCTTCAATTTTAAATCCTTCTGGTTTAAAGTTTGTTTCCCCAGTTGCCGACTTATCAATCGCATCAAGCGTCAGTTTAACAAGTGAATGTAGTTTTCTATCTTGCTTTTTGTGATGAGCTTCGATAACTGCCTCACAGTAGTTGCAATCCCAACAATCAAACTTACAAGTCTTGATCTTCTCTCTCCAGATATCAATCGGTCTCTCATTCAAACTCTTGTCTTGAATGTAGGTATTGAGTTCTGGGAATAGAAGTTCTTCATCATTCGCCCAGCGTTCAATAATATCCATACTTTCTTTAAGACGCATAACACTTTCTCTGCCGTGCATCTTAAAGACATCGATACCCAGATCAAACATCTCCTCCCAATCCTTTTTCCAGGGCGGAAGGTTTGCTGACTTCAGAACAGCAGAGCTATCTTGCTGCTCCCATTTAGAGCAAGAAACTCTACTGATGATATTTCCAAAGTATGGTGGTTCGTGGTTCTCTCTTGTGTTATTATAGTGGTAATGCTCAGGCATGATAGGGCAACCACCCCAGCATCCTTCATTAGCAAGCATCGAGAACTTGACTGGTTTGCCAATCGAAGCACAGTATTCTTTTGCTTCTTTTAGACGCTTTAGTTGTTCTTGGTCTCTCATCAGATCTCTATCGAGATTGATATAATGGAAACCAGCTTTAGCAAGAGAAACAATATCGTTTGCTTTAGTAACTTCATGTAGAATAGTATTCTTGATATACAGTTCAGGAAATGCTTTCTGTATTTGACCTGTTAGCATCCACGATGTATGAGGAAGCGTGACAGTTCTTACACCTGCTTCATAGATGTAACGGAAGTTATTGATGAATAGATCTAGGTTCTCTTGAGTAGGTCTGACGTATGGATTGTTAAACGTGGCAGACAGAGGAATACCAGTTTGCTTTTGAATGTATAGAGCGTTGAATGTTGTCTGTCTGAGATCATCCTCAAACACATCACCCATAGCATCCTGCATAAACGGAGGCATCCTACAAGTGAAGTAGAGATCAAAAATATATTGTTTGTGTTTTTTCAAAAATGGAATAAGAATATCATTAGCAAAATTCTCATCTATCTTTGGATTGATAGGTAAGCTAAACATTAGTATAATCTCTCAAAGTGTTTGATGTCTCTGTCTCTGTCTGGTGCGTTAAATAACGAATACTCTGTTACTATATCTATTCCTAAAGTTATTCTTTCTTTTTCATTTGGGTTTGGAGTTGTCCAATGAATAATATGTTCTGGGAATAAAGTCATTGTTCCAGGAACATTAGTTAAAGCTGCCGCATTCATAGAGAATGGATTTTGGTATACGGTGCTAGTTCCTTCTGCCTGCAAGCATACATTTCCAGAAAGAAAACTAAAGGCATCACTACTATGTTGATGTGGATTTAACTTTTCTCCTTTTCTCAGCACGTTAGCCCAACACTGCGCCCATGGTTTTAATTCCATAATGTCTTCATTGACATATTCACACATTTCACGAATAGCATTATGTAACCATACTTTAAATTTTCTGACTACATAATCACTTCCATCATTGTCCCATTGTAGAATATTGTATCCTGCAAATTTTGCAGTTAAACTATTTGCGCCCAATCCAGTTCCACCATCATATGTGAGATGTGGATTTGAATTTATAATTTCTTTTTCTTTTGAAAGAATTTTTTCAATCAGCATATTTATTTCTGTTTGAATAAAAACTTCACTGTTCCAAAATGGAATAGCATATACTGGAGCAAATGGCGTGTGCGACTTTTGGTTTTCAAATAAATTTTTAATCATTGAAATCTCCCATACCTATCATACTATATCTATCTTCGTTAAGATACCAGTTTTCTAATATCCACGGGGAATGAAAAAATCCACCGTTGTAAAATAAAAGTGTATTATATTCCATAGGAGCTATGCAAGTTAGTTCCCAATCTTCATCACCTCTAAAATTTTTCCATGGTTCATATCCAACAGCGGAAAGAGATTTATCAAAAAGATGTGAATATTCTTCTTGAGTTAAATCATCAACATGTCTCTTATCTTTATGAGACCAAAAAGCAGTTCCACCCAAACAGTTTTGATTTAGCCATAAATTCCAAATCCCATGAAAAGGATCTGAATGAGGAAGATTTGAATTGACTTTCATTCTCATATCACCACTATAAATGTTACAAGATACTCTTGCTGGTTGCCATTTAATAACATTTGATTGAATATAACTTGTTATAAACTTAGCAGCCCATGGTGGAATGTCTTGTCTAAATCCAGGAGAATATGTATGATCTCTTACTGCAGGAAAAGTTTTTAATAGAGTTTTATACTCTTCTGGATACAACAAAAAATTTCTGATTACTTTAAATTTTGTATTGTCATATACAACTTCTTCTAGTTTTGCATCTGGATTGATCTGACAAATTTGTTCCAAATCTTCGTCTTCAAAAAATATCATTGTCTTTCTATCCTAAAACTATAAGATTGATTGTGGATATATCTTGGCATTACATTAAAGGATATTGATATCCTATTATCTTCTTTGTTGTCAGTATATCCATGTGCTATATTAGATTGCCATAGAAGTAAATCACCTTCCTCATAATTTACAAATGCTCCCCATGAATTATATTTTGTTGGAAAATTGACTGGAATATCCATCGATTGCATAATACTATTCTCTGGATTAAAATCTTTATTTTTAAATCCTATAGGAGCATGTAATCCTTTAATATAATTGACATAATATGTTCCAGATACATACGCATTTACATGGGTGTGATGAAATTGCTCTCCGCCAGCATCACATTTATTCAACCAACAATCTGTAATAATAACACCATCTTCCAAATAATATCCAAGAACATTCTCGATGTAATCAGAACACTTTTCTTCTATCCATTTTTCAAACCATTCAAAGTTTGCATAATCTAATAGATTTTGATTTTCTCTATTAAGATAGTGATTTAGCTTAGAGTTTTGTGCGTTTCTTTTTAAAACACTTTCATCGTTTTCTATATCTTTCAGCAAAGAGAAGCACTGCTCTTTTAACTGTAGATGCCTTTCTTTTTCTAAAGTATATTTTCCAATTACCCTTGGAAAGATTTCAATTGTCGCCATAGATATTAGTTCTCAAATACTCATATACAGTTGATGATTGATCTGCTAATTTATTCCAGCGAGATCTCATACTGTTATTTAACATAATAAAATTATCGATCATTTTCTTCTTGTCAACCTGAGGAAAGTTCCATTCCCACTCTGATACAACAACTGGGTCAATCATTCTGTAATCCATTCCAGCACAAATACAGTGAACTCCTACTGGTGGGTGATCTTCTACTAGTTCTTGTCTTCTAGCTAGATCAAAGAATTGTGATGTTGATGGTTGTTGTAAAACCATCTTTTCATCAAATACAGTTCTGTGTATTCTTTCCCAATATGCAGTATCTCTTCTTAGAGAAAGTGTATAATGCAACGCAACAAAGTGTGCAAAACGATCAAACATTTTTCTGGTAGTGGTGTTATAAACATCTCTATCCCACTGACTATATTCATTTCTATTCAAAGCACGAACTAGTTTCAAAAGGAACTCATGAACTGTATATAATCCGCTGCTTTGTAATGGTTCAATAAACCCAGCAGCCATACCAATACCAACAACATTCTTGACCCAAGTTCTTTCATGAATACCAACACGCATTTTGATGTCTTTGTATTCAACGTCTGATCTATCTCCAAGATATTGTTTGAAATCTTCTAGTGCCTGCTCTGGAGAAATAGAAGTATCATCATAAACATATCCAGTTCCAATACGAGACCAGAGAGGAATGTTCCAGACCCAACCATGACCGATAGCGGTGCATGTTGTATATGGTTCTAGTTCCTTCTCTTTATCTTTGTATGGTATCTTTGTAGCCCATGCTCGATTGTTTGGAATAATGTCATTATAAGAAATGAATGGTTCTTCTAACTTATTCAATAGTAATGCCTTGCTTCCAGAACAATCAATATACAAATCAGCGGTAATAAATCGAGCATCGCCATCAAGGAAAATTCTTTCAATACCATCTTCTCCAACATCAATTGAAGTGATAGTTGATTGAATATGATTGACACCTCTGGGGATGCAATAGTGATCTCTTAGATATAATCCAAACTTTACGCCATCGAAGTGATATGCTGTGTCTCTTTCAAACTTATAGTTTTCTAAATCGGTGCCAGTATAGATCTTATTGTTTTCTACAAACGGCATCATCGAGTAAAAAGTTCTGCAGTAATCCTGATTGGGAGTTTCTGGATAGTAATACTTTTTAAGTTGCCAATCATTCAATCCAAGAAATTCTTTCTTATAATGTGGGTGACCTAATGGATTATGAAACCCTCCATCATTTTGCTTATAGAAATCAACAAACTTAATGCTCTGCTTATAAGAAGCATCGCAGTATTTCATGAACTGCTTTTCATCAATACCGAGGGCAAACATCCATGGTCTGATGCCAGCAAGAGTGCTTTCTCCAACACCAGAGATAGGATGATCTGGGCTTTCTACTACTGTAATTTTTTTATCTGGGAAAAATCTTACAAGTGTGGCAGCACTCATCCATCCAGCAGATCCACCACCAACAATAATAATACTATCAAACTTCATATATGTTCTTCCTCATAAATTCATACGATGATGGTAGTTTCTGAACTTTCTCTGTTAGATGAGCTACGTGCCTTCTCCAACCTTCGTATATTGATCTTAGATCTTTATTGTTTTGTTCATCTGCTGGGAGTAAATCTGCATGATAAGTATCAATTGGTTTGTGCCCCATACCTGCTAGGATATAAGCAACTCCATCAAATTCAGGTGGCCATACGTGAGCACATGAGTGGAAGTAATGGATCATCTCATAGAAGTTGTCAAACATTACACCAGCAGTTTTTGTTGTGAATGAATGAAATCTTTTATCTGCTTGCTCATCATCCCATAGTTTCCACCAATCTTTTTCTTCAGTTTGATATCTCCAGTATGGGGTATCTGTGCGAGATGAAAACTTATAATGAACGCTAACAAAATTTCTGAAACCGTTCATATTCAATTGTGCCGCATAGTTATACCCATCAATATCAAATCCAGTTGGTCTATAGTTTCTTCTTTCAAGCAACTCCACAATCTGAGAAATGACGGCATGTGTAGAAACTAAACCCGTTGATTCCAAAGGTTCAATAAATGCATATGCCAATCCAACGCCAACAACATTTTTCACCCAACCTTTTTTGCGAACACCATGACGGATGTTTATTCTACGAGTGATATTGACATCTTCTGTTCCAAGATATTTCTTGAATTCTTTTTCTGCGGCATCGTCATCAATAAAATCACTTGAATATACATATCCAGTTCCAATTCTATTCCAAAGAGGAATATTCCAAACCCAACCACTACTGAGAGCGGTGCAATCTGTGTAGTTTGTAAGTTGCTTTTCTTTATCAGTATATGGAAGATGTGCTGCAATAGCTCTGTCGTTGGATAACCATGGTTTGTAAGAAAGAAACTCAGATCCCATTTCTTTCTCTAACAATAAAGATTTGAAACCAGTACAATCAACATATAAATCTGCTTCGTATTTTGATCCAGATTTTCCAACAACACATGTCAAATATCCTTCTTCATCCTTTTCTACTCCAACTACGTCATCAATATAATGATTGACTTGATAAAATCTTTTCTTTAGAAAATTACCGAATGCTGCAGCATCAAAGTGATATGCAGTATCTTCAGCAAAATTAAAGTTTCTTAGAAGACCATCTTGATTGTAAGTATTCTTGTTCCACTTAGCTAGATGAAAATTATCATTATGATATTCACAGAAAGAATCAGTAGAAAGATTTTTGCTTCTCGCAGATAAGACAGACCAATCAGACATACTATGTTTATCTAATTTTCCACCAAAAGGATAGTGAAATGAAGTTCCATCATTTTGGCGAAAATTTGTAAAGCGAATAGAATTTTTATAAGTGGCATTGCATTCTTTCATCCACTCTTCATCTTTTAATCCAAGTAATTTTACAAATCTTTTAAATCCAATAATTGTAGATTCTCCAACACCAACGGTTGGAATGGTATCAGATTCCAACAAAGATATTTTGCAGTCTTTACCTAAACGATGATAAAATGCAGATGCTGCCATCCATCCAGATGAACCACCACCCACAATCAAAATACTTCTAATCACAGTTTTCATATTGTTAGTCTATTCAGTGAGTTTGGGAAACCTAATGTGCCATTAAAGAAAAGATTAAAGCTAATACTATAGCGAACATCCTCTTGATTTTCGTTGGGAACTGTATCATGCTCCAACCACGAAGGAAAAATTAAACACATTCCTTTCTTGGGTTTAATATATATTTCTCCAGAATTTAGTTGATTTTTAGATTCAATTTGCGGCATGAAAAAATATTTGATCCTGGTGGGATCTATAAATCTAATATGATTTGATAGAGAATTTTCTGATATATGTGGTGGATCTTCTGGATACCATACACCAGCGAACATAGAGTTACTATGTGAGTGTGGATGAATATATCCACTATATCCCAAAACATTACCCCACATAGTTTCTACTCTGGGAGTAATATTTTTGTATGAATAAACATCAAATATCTTTTGAGCGATAATCTCAATTTGTGATCTTAATTCAAAGTAGATTGGATTTTCGTGTAAGGTATCTTCAGTATAAAAAGATATTCTGTTCTTTTCTAAAGACTGCTCTGTATTAACCAAGTAATCTCCAACAGATCTACTAACCTGATACTCATCAGATTGTGAATATTTTGAATGCAAATCTTTAATAATATCATCTGTATTTGATACAGATATAGTGCTCTCAAATAGAGCAGTAGGAAATATATTATGAACGTTATTCAATTCAGATTTAGTTTGCTCAAACGAATAATCCCAAAAATTATTATTCATATCATTCGGTTGGTTTTAGTTTCTTTTGTTCTACAATTTCTTTAAGCGAATTAATCATCTTTAGTTGCATGTTATCTTCGATACCATCAAATGTTGGAAGACGAAGATTTTTTGGATCTGCTAATAAATGTTGAGTATATTCACGGGTGCTTCCTTCAATTTTTGCTAATTGACCTCCAAGAAGATTAGAATATTGAAATCCAATAGAAAGAATTTGTAGTTGATCTTCTTCAGGAAGCATTGCGATTGAATCCAAATTACCAGTGCTAATTCTTCCAAATGAAAGAATATCCATGGCAGCTTGTTTGCCCATTCGAGCAAGCCAATATTTTCTTTCTTCTTCTGGATCTTGATCAAAATATTTTTCTATGTCTTCCTCTTTTTCTATATTTTCTTGAACTCTTTTAACAAAACAATCTATTTCTTGTTCCTGACGGTTTAATTTTCTTTTTCTAATTTCTTGATCACTTTCAAAATCTTCAATATCAATTCTAATAAGTTCTGCTTCTAGTTCATCATTACAAGTTTCCAAATCTCTTTTTAATTTTTCAATTTTGACATCATCTCTACGAATATCAAGTTTAATTTTCCTCATTCCATGATAACGATTTTCGATTTCTAATAATGCTTGTCTTACTTGACGATATTTTGTTACATGAGAATTCATGACAAAATTTTCATTTTGAAAGTCTGTTTGACCAGTAGAAAATTTTATCGCATTCTCAAGAATGGTCTCTTTACTTAACATAACAATCTCCAATAATACTAAAACTGTAATCCGATTTTTACAGGAACAACTCTCTTGAAATCTACCACTCTGCCTTCTTCTCTTGCTTGAGTTTCTGGCATCGCAACACCAAAATGATCCTCGTATAATCTATTTAGATCACGAATAGTTGGTGCTGTTTTGAACTTCATTTTAAGTTCATTCATTTTTACTAAAAGATCTGTAATTTTAGTTTTGAAATTATTTCTGCCACCCAGAATTAAATCTGCCATCTGCTCTACACTTACTTCTCTTGAATTTGCTAGTGCAGTTAATAATGGAACGGATGCACTTGAATCTTTCTTGAATAAAACTGCTTCTTCATACTGTAGTTCAAATGATAAAGATTCCATCTGAGATGACATGTCAAGTTCCATAAATTTCTTATCAAACTCTTCTTCAATTACTGCTTTAGCAATATATCGCATAGCACTCATAACAGCTGCTCTTCTTTCATCATCTACTGGTATAACTACTTTTTCAATACCAGGAGAAATATCTTCATCTTGTGTAGCAAGGTAGATACCTTCTGATTGCCATGCTACAACTTCACCATCTATTTCTTGTTTGATAACCTTAACTTCATCTCTGATATCAGCAAATGTTCTAAATCCTTTAAATGCTGTAACAGCATCCATTGGGTAATATTTACCTTTCACAATTTCTTTGAACATACTATCTTCGGAAACTGGAAGTGAAATAGCATACCAGTTTAATACGGATTTAAGAACTCTCAAGTCATAAATGATTGAGAATAATGATGTATCTTTTGTTAAGTAATAAACTCTTTCCATTTTTAATTCCTATTAGTATGTTCCTATGCCACCAGTAGCACCAGATTCATCAACAACACCAGCACCTTGTTGATATGTTGATCCCGTAGTTCCTCCATATCCAGGAACAGGAGCAGCAACTTGATAACTTGCAGCTCCAGTGTAAGTCATGTAAGTTCTTGGTGGAGTACCAGCACCCATCATATCACCACCTTCTTGACCAGTTCCAGAAGATGCTCCAGGAATACCCTTACGGTAAGTTAAAGTTCCATCAGCAAAACGAATAACATCCTGGTAGTAATTATATATCCAAGCATTATTATTCTGAGCACCATTATAGTTTGAAACACAATATCCTTTGTTCATTCCAGTATGAAGATTTTCCTCACCTCCATTCTCTGGTTTTGAAATACCAGAACGAAGAATTACAGCATCACTATCTCTTCTTTTTGTAACAGATCTATCTGTGTTGCCACCTTCTGAGGCATAGAAGAAACCAATTCTAGTTGCCTGGTGCTTATTAAATCCATCATTACCAGGAGCAGGAGAATAATTAGACCAAGCTGCATAAGATTCTGATGAAAATTCAAATCTATGCTGACCCGATGATACCCAAGCATAATATTCTCCTTCAGCGTGTGAAACGTGGTTTAAATTTCCACCAATTTCAGAAAGCATTACTTCCGTGTTTAAATCGTGTCTTGAAGTATTGCCATTACCAGAAGTGATATATGCTCTATTTCTACCCCCATTAGATCTCCACTGGTTGCCCATGAAATCAATCCATGCACCAGAATATGAACGTGCTCTAGTATCGTTCCATGCAGAATTGAGACCTCTATTTGTTTCCGTAATCATACTCATCGAACATGTTGCTGAAGCCGCAGGTAACCAAGAGTTAGCACAATTATAAACAAATAGATTGACTCCATTATGTGATCCACCAATATATGCTGCTGAATAGTCAATAACATCTCCAATAGAAATAGTTACGTCTGATGGATGAGAAGTTCTATTACCATTTCTCCAAGGATTTGCATTCTGATATCCAGCAACTGTATAACCTCTGTTGATGATATAACGGAATGACCACTGATCTGGATTTTCTAGTCGGTAGTTTGAATCTAGATCATGTGTCCAATATGCTTCAAATGCAGCTGTTGAAGTATTATAACGAGTTCTTAAAACAGCACCATCTGTTGTAGCGTTTTGAGTTGGTAATGTTTTAAAGATTGAACCATTTTGATATAAAGAACCAGAGAAATTTATATCACCTTTAACATCTAAAAGATATCCAGGTCTCGATGAAGTGCTCCAGTTACCAATACCAACTCTTTCATTTGGTCGATCTAAAGTGATTAATGGATTAGTTTCGGAACCAGCATTAACTGCTCTGAAGAAAAGCATTCCAACAGATGAATCGTCTTGATTGATACAAAACCCATAATCATTTGGAGCTTGTCTGAAATAAATATGTCGATTATTTGTAGATGAACTATCTGGTCTAATAGTAATACCAGAACCACCAAGAACATTTAAACGTGTGTATTCTGTTTGGTCTGATGTTCCGATGGAAAGATTACCAGAGTTCCAAAGTCTTAATCTTATAGCTTCTGTAGTTGCACCGCTTCTAGTATACCAACCAAAATCTGGTGATCCACTATTTCTGTAAAGAACTCTAATTCCACCTAACGGTGTAGCTCCACCAGATCCCTGAGTAAATCCTATACCATCATATTGACCATCATTAATTCCAGAATTTACTTGAATCTGAAAAGAATATCTTGTTCCTGCATTGTTTTGAACAACTGCTAATTTTGGAGATATTGCTGTAGTTGTACCTCCAACCATTGCAACGCCGTTAAATGGAACTAATTTTAACGCTCCATTTGCATCATATGCTAAACCAGGAACTCCAGAAACATCAGAGACTGCAAAGATTGTTCCAGTAGTTAAATTATTGTTTATAGAAAATAATTGCCCAGCGGAACCTTCAAAAGATAGTGTATTGTCATCAAGCACACGAAGTCTAATCGGTGAATTTACTTGACCAACAAAACTAACTTCAGGTATAGATGATGTGCCTTTATTCGGCGTTATAAGGATATCCTTATCAGAGTTCGCCATTTGTTACAAGCCTTTTATTGAGTATTTATATGCCATAACGCTTTCTGGTGTTTTCAAAAATAGTTGTTAATTCAGTATCAGTAATATATCTATTATAGATTAACATCTGTGCTAAATTACCTTCCATAAAACCACTTCCTCCAGACCCAATTGTAAATTCTGCTGATTGACCTGAAGGTGTTGAAGTTAAATTTGGTCCACTGGTGCTAATATTATCGGTATTTCTGTAGATAGTTCTAGAACCGTCAGAATTTTTAAATCTGAATGTTGCTAAAGTCCACCCAATATTTCCGAGATCTCCTCCATAAGTATAATAATCATTTGATCCTCCATTTAAATATAATAAAGAATTATTTCCTTGAACATAACAAACATGCAAAGCAGAATTAAGACCACCTAATAAAGTTTGACTTACTTTATCAGTAATATTGATCCAAGCAGAAACAGTCCATTCTTGAGTAAGATTGGGTTGATTTAATGGATTTGGTATGGTAATTAAACTAGAAGTTCCATTAAAAACAATACTTCCCCCACCAGAAGAAGAGTTATAAGTTATATTAGATGTGGAAGTTATTTGTGCGTTAGACAAATACTTTTGATTTGAAGCATCTAACGCAAATACTAATCCCGAATCGGGTATGTAAGTTCCTGAATATGTTGCCATTAGATACCAAACCTCTTTCTTAATGAATTGAAATTTTGTGTTACTTCAGATGCAGATAAAACTCTATTATATATTTTATGAACTGCAATTTTTACATTTGCATATCCATTATATCCCGCTCCTGGTCTATTATAAGTTCCTAAAGTATGCTCGAATACATTTGTTGTTGGGCTTCCATCATATGTGCCTGAAGATGATAATATTTCTACACCATTTATGTAGTATTTTTGAGATCCATTTTGAATAGATGATGTTATGTTATACCAAGAATTTGTGTCTATAGATGTGTTATATGTAGTATTTGTAAAATATGCTCCATTATCATAATATTGTATTAATAATCCAGTGGAAGTAAATGTCAATCGTAATTCTGGTTGATCAAAATTGTCAATTACCATAAAATGCCCATTATCTCCTTTTTTCTTTATCCAAGTTTCTGTAGTCATTGTAGAAGAAGATATATTAGATGTTCCACAGCTAATATATCCATTAGTTCCATTTAATGAAAAACTACCTCCACCATCGCTATCAACTGTTACGCCACCAACAATACTTCCATTATTTGAGTATCCACTAATATCATTCCACGTATTTCCAAGACCAGAATAACATTTAGTATTTCCAGGGTCTAAGCAAAATACAAGACCAGATGAATTTGTATATGGGTTATAACCTATTCCCATCACTCTTCCTCCTCAACAGGTAACTCAACTTCAACCTCAAGTGGTTCAATATCCTTACGAGCAGCTTGAACGAAGTAGAATGCTTCGCCGCCACCAATAAAGATCGTATTATCTTCAATCTTCTCAACCCATGACATGTGATTGCCGATTGGAGTGAGTTGAACTGTGAGAGTATTTTCATCAATAAGAGAATTCCAATAATCTGGAAGTTCAATCACATTATTAGTTACCTTACCACGAACATAAACTGCATGTTCTGGTCCTTCTAGCGAACCATATACAAGGTCGTGATTTTCTTTGGTTGGGTGAGGAATACGGAATGACTTACTTGTAGCAGCAAACGAACCATTAACTTGCAACTGATATGTAAGTGTGTTACTTTGTGCAATATTAATACCAACTCTTGCAGCGGAATCCATATAGATACCAACTGTTGAAGTTGTGTTGGGGAATAACTGATTTGCATTTGTGCTAGTTTGTGCAATTAAGAACTTACCACCAAGTTGACCAATTGAATAATGTTGAACAGAGTCATCATGTAACTTAATACCTTGACCATTTGTATAAGTTCTAGGGGTAGAGGCATCACCAATTCTGATCCAAGGAGCATCGATATCAGCACCCAATCCAGCAGTAGTATTTGCATCAGTTGTATTGTTATTTACTGCAAGTAACTTAGTTTGTAATCCACCGCCCGATGCAGTATTTCTAAATCTACCTTGTTCTGTTCCAGTATCTGTTTGGAAAATAAGAGCAGAGTTATCATTAACTGATAAAATGGAACCAGAACCAGATGATGTGATAGTTAATCTATTTCCAGTTCCACCTGTCTCGCTAATGCCAAGACCAGTATTGAATGCAATCTTGAGCTGACCTGTCATTGTATCGCCAGCCTTCAATACGTTGAGAGAAGAGGCTCCAGTAACAGAAGCAGTAATTGTGCCAGCAGCAAAGTTGCCAGAAGCATCACGAAGAACAACAGTATTTGCTACGTTATTTGTAGCTGGAGTAAGGTTACCAGCGTTCCAAATTTTCTGATTATTGATTGTTGCTGAATCTGTAGTAGCAACAACAATATTTAAATTGCCACTTCCATCAGAATTGTTACCACCAGATGCAATTAATGCTACATTATAGTTTGGTGCGGGTGAAGAACTGGTGCTTAGGTAGATAGCAGGAGATGATGCTTGACCATCTTTTCTACCCAACTTAAGTAATCCAGTTCCAGTAGAACTCTCAAGAGAAGCAGTTTCAAATGTTCCTTGATTTTTTAATGTATAATCCTGGAATGCAACTCTATCATTTGCCGTTCCAATCGTTTGAGCTCCATTGAATGTTCCAGTGTTTAATACACCAGAAATAATAGTATAGTCTAAATTATCATCCGCATCATTGTATGTTGTAACATTAGTGATTGTTAAAGTTCCTGTTCCCTGTGCGTTTACATCATATAAGTTTACAGGTAGACCAGCAAGGAATGGTGATGCAGTTAGAACATAACCAGAAATATAAATGTCGTAATATGGGTTGTTTGTGGTGGTTAATATTTTAACTGAGTTGTTGAATGATTTTGCAGTTAAGTAAGGTGCTAGTCTATTGTCACTTAAAATACCACTGTTAATATTGTAAGCATTTTGATAGAAAGATCCTTGGCGATTATCAAGTTTATCTGCATCTAATCCAGTTCCAGGACCATCATTGATTGATGTCCATACTTTAGCCCAAGTTCCGAAAGTGGTTACTCCAGTTCCAGAACCACGGATCCACATATTATCATTATCAGTAAATGCAAGCTGTCTTACACCACCACCAGTAGCATCAAAACCAGAACCAAAGTTTCTGAGAGTTAATACTAAGTGTCTAGATCCACCATCACTTAAACTATCTGCACTGTTATTTCTAGTATCAGCAATAATACCTTCGGAGAATGAGTTTGGTGATGGGGAAGAAGTTGGGTTGTTAGTAGAAGTAATTAAACGTAACGTGTTACCAGACTGACCAGAAACACTAATATTATATGTTCCACTTAAACGATCAACTGATACAACGCCAGCATTCAAGTTACTTGCATTGAGATAATATGAACCTTGAGCGCCATCAAGTAAATCAGCATCTAATCCACTATCTGCACCAGTCTTTAGAGTTACTGAACCATTTCCAGATGCCCCAAGTGTAAACTGTGACTTCTGGAAACGAGCAACACCAACACTACCAAATGGATCAGAAGAAATAGTTAAATCGTCAACTCTCTTGATATCAAGAGCGGTGTTTGCGTAATTTTTAGCAGTAGTTGCTAGTTTTGCTGCAAGAACAAGACCAGAACCAGAACCGATACCAGCAGGGGTATTTGTGATGTTGAAATCACCTGTATAGTTAATACCACCATTAGTAACAATAATACTAGTTACTGCATTTCCAGAAACAGTGATATTTGCCTTCAATCCAGTGCCAGTTCCACCAGATAGAGAAACGTCAGTATATGTTCCATTAGTAAAACCAGTGCCACCAGAGACAATTACAACATTATCAATGAAACTTCCAATTGTATATACTGTATCTAAAATAAGAGGAGAGGCGGGTCTAGTAAATTCAATAATAGTTCCAGAAGGAATATTCTGAGTTACTGGATTGTTTAATGTTACAGTTGTTGATCCACTAGCAGTTAACACATTTGAAACTGAAGTATTAGCTGCAACACCAGTGATCGAAACAATACCATGACCTTTGAGAATATTTGCGTTAGTTGCAAATACAAAGGTGCTGGATCCAGATGATACTGCCTGAGTTAGTTTAGCGAAGTATCTTGTTTCAGACCCTTTAATTGATTGAACTACAGGAGCATATGCTTGATCACCTCTTAAGAAAGTAAATGAATTAGCTTCAGTGGAGTTTTGTGCTAAACGCGAAGTTGAAATAACGCCAGATGTAATAGCATCAGCTGCAATTTGATTAGATGAAAGTGATACCCAATTAGAAGAAAGTGAAGAAGATGTATTTACAACTCTATTAATATCAACGACTGTTCCTGTTGGCGTGTTATTTGAAGTTATCGTATCAGTATCTGCAATTTTAATATTGTTTACAATGGTTCCATATAATCTATTTTCGATCAATGCAGATGCTGTAGCAGTGACACCAGCTCCTCCAGGACCAGCAATAGTTACTGTAGGTGGAGTTGTGTAACCTTTACCTCCAATGTATCCATTATTAGAAGTTATTGTCAGTGTAACTATCTGACCATTTGCAATCGTTGCTACTGCTGTTGCCGATACTGCTCCTCCCTGAGGATTACCACCCGAAATAGTAACCGTAGGTGGAACTGTATATCCAGACCCAGGATTTGTGACATTTAACTTGTAAACAACTCCTTCTCTGTATTCTGTTGCTTGTATTTGACCACCTGATCCAGAACCAGTAAAAATGTTTCCGATAGTAAATTGAAGTGCTGTATCAACAGCAAAACCTAGATACAAACTAGATAGATCATTATTTAAAATATATGATGTAGTTGTATCTGCTTGAATAGCAATATCACCAGCAAGAGCACCCTCAAGTGCTAGTCTTTCCGCTTGGTTTGCTACTGTGAAAACATTAAATGGTCTTAGAGCTGGAATTTGGTCGATTGAAATCTTGCCAGAATCAGTAAGTTCTACGAGTGCTCTTGGAACAGCATTTGTAGAATATGGCTTGTTAATATATGGTCCTAGATTATTTGAAATATAATCTTTAACTGCTTTTTGTGTTGGTAGTTTAGAGTCAGTTGAGAACGCTCCACCTAAAGTTGGGGAAGCATCAAATCCAGTAACAACAACGTCTCCACCCTTCAGTTTGAGGAATTCAACCTCAGAGATAGTAACAGTACCAGTAAAGGTGATAGCACCAGTTCTGTTTTCAATGCGAGCAAAGTAACCTACCTTGAAGTCACCAAGTTCATCTGTTCCTGATGTATAAACACGCCCATAGTTTTCAGAAACCTGTTCGTATGCTTCAATCTTAGTTCCACCGTTTTCTGGTAGAGCATTGTAGTTGGTTCCTGCTCCAGCAAATTCCCAAGTATGGGATGAAGAGTTAACAATAGAAGGTCTGTGGAGTTTGATAGTCTTTCCAGCAAATTCTGCATTAGAATTTGCTACTACAGAACCAGTAGAAATTTTAGTAAAACTCGCACCAGCATTTAAAGTTAGTGTTGCAGTGAAAGGAGGACCAACAGTAACGCCACTTACAGCATCAACAAAATATTCAATAGCAGTGTTTGTATTGCGATAGTCATTAAATTTAATAACATAATGCTCTAGAGGTCTTCTGCCCAATCCACTAACAGTAATTACAGTCTTTCCTGTTACAGATTCGGTAATATTTGTAATAGTTCCAATATCAAATGAGTATGGATCTTCTCTATATCCTCTTGCTCTAAGAGCATAGATACCAAAGTTTGTAGCAGAGTTTGTGACGGAAGCATATCCACCACTATCACAATAAACGCCATCGGCACAGAAGATAACGAACACAGAAACTAACTGTGTATATCCATCATTAACAACTTTATATCCTGTTCCTCCAAATGAAACGATGGTAAATGCAGAAGCAACCATCGACTTACCCTGATTAGGATAAGATGCAGTTCCATTAAGTTCTAGACCTGGGAATGGGCAGTTTGGTTGAGCAACTTTATTTCCATCAACTTCTGCTCCACTACCACCTAAGAATGAAATAATAGAGGAGTTTTGTGTATATGGTGATGCTTCGATATATGGAAGATCATCCCAAGTTCCTCTTGGAGTAATATACTTATTATTTGCATCATATAAAACTCCTTCTGGGTATGTAATTGTTGGAGAGTATAGAGTTCCATATGTCTTTGTTGTTGCTCCAGGAAGAATAGTTCCTCCCAAAATATTATCAAGCAGTGCCATTTCAGTTTCAATAGCACTCTTAATTCCTGCACATTTAGACGTTCCAGGATCAACTAAAACAGATGCATCAATGAACAATGGAATTGTGGTTTCATAAACGGGAGTATAGTTAGCACCAGTTCCATTTGTTCCTGTCTTCCAATTCCTCATTGCAAGAATTGAAAGATCCCTCACTTTCTCAAATGCATATCTAGTAGCGGGAAGTTCGCCTGAAGGAATTCCTGTTAATCCTGTTCCAGTAAAATATGATTCTGCGGCAGTAACAATTCCAGCATTTCCTCCAAGAATAAGGTCTCTTGTTAATCCAGAAAGAATATATCTAATATCTCTTTTGCACTTTCTTTCTTGGTCTGCAGTTAATCCTAAACCAGGATATGTGTTTTTAGCAAATCCAAGTGCTTCTGAAGCAATAAAATCTGCATTACGCTGAATAAGAATACCTGCATCAAGTTGTGTGCCAGTAGCATTATTGCATAAAGTATCAACAAAAACGTATGCTAATGTATCAATAGCGTTCTTAACATCAGCACATGCTGGAGATACTGTATCTTGAGTAACAGTTGGATCAAAGTATCTCGCTATTGCTGAATATACTGGAGTATATAATGGATCTGCAATTTGCCCATTACCTGTTCTCCAACGACGCATTGCAAGAATACATAATTGTCTGGCAATTTCAAATGCTCTTACTGTCTGAGCAATTTCATTTCCAACAAATCCAATTTGTGTTCCATTTACATAATACTTTGCTGCTTCTATACAGTGGTAATTTCCGCCATATTCGAGATCCATAATAATAGCATTAACAAAATGCCCAATATCTCTACGGCATTTTGTTTCATTTGGAATAACAAATGATCTCTGAACATAAGCAGAAGCAGAGAGTGCTGGCGTTGAACCAGTGGTGTAGGTATTTCCTGATGTTAATCCAAGTGTAGTGATACTACCAAAATATCTAACTTGGAATACTGTTGCACTAACTCTATTCGTTACAGTATATTGTGCATTAATTGCATTATTTAATCCATTCTGGTAAATCGTTACAGTGTCATCTAAATAGAATCCATGATTACCTGTAGTAGTAACTTCTAAAATTACATAACCAGCATCTGTTCCAGTTCCTGTAGTTGCTTTAATTGATGAAACTGAGAAATTAGGGCTAAACTCATCTGCTATTTGTAGATAAGTTTCATCTTTAATAAACTCAATATTATTTCTAATTAAATTACAAGCATCTTGGAATCTTCTAGAAACATAAGGAGTTGTTTCAAATTTGTTTGGTGAGTTTAATAAAGAAACAGTTACTGAATACGAATATCTTTTTACACTCGCTAGTGTTGGAGTGTAGTTTACATCAGTAAATGATGCTGACTTTTTAGGAATAACAATTCTTCTTGATCTTCCATCTGCATCATAAAGAACCTTATATACTCTTTGTTTTCCGTTTAACCAAGAAAGATCAGGTGAAGATGTAGGCAATCCACTAATTTCAATCTCTTCATTTTCTTTGAAATCATGTGTATTTTGTCTACCGATCAAAGGATTAGTATATAGTACAATACCATCAATTGCTGGATTTGCTTGTTGAGAAGCATCAATTCTAGTGATAGGTAGAGAAGATATTAAATCCTTATTATTTGATACTACTTCCCCTTCTGCTCTAATTGATTTTACATCTGTTGCAACAAGAGTATAAACATTTCTGATCCAAGTTAAAGTTGCTGTTCCATTTGATTCTGCTCCTGTGGTGTGCGTAGGAGCGGTCGAAGCAGTAGTTCCAGCAGTTGTTACAGAATAAACATTTGTGCCAGAATAAACATAAGAATTTAAAGCAAGTGCAGTATTTGCTGCCCATGGCTTAGCACTATCTCCAGGATAATTAAATGTTTCACCAGTTTGGAAAGAACCACTGGTAACTTGAACATCCATTGTTCCACTGATGTTACCAGAGTTTAGTGATACTGCTTTGACAATACCAACAGCGCCAGTGTTAACACCAACAACATATTCATTTGCGGCAAGTGCAGTTAATCCAGTGTTATTCTGGAAACTAACACGAATCTTAGGAACACCAAAAATTTGATGACCAATCGGGAAATTTCTACCAAAATCTCCACCACTATTGACATCATAGTAAATTCTTTGTTTGTCATCAAAGACCATGGCGTAATCCCATGTTGCAATAGGATCTCCATTGCTATCAATTTTATCTCTAAATGTAATACCAGTTACATAGTTCTTATCCCCAAACTTAAACATATGTTTACGGGGATTTGCTGGTCTTACGATTACAAGACGTAAGTTATCACCAACAATCGAACAATCTGGTGGAATAGAAATTGGATTATCTTCTACATAATCACCGCCAGAAATTACGACAGTTTCTTTAACTCCAACCGATTGAGAAGCAATTTGACATGCTCTCTTAATTGTTCTAACTGGATTTACTGCCGAACGACCATCGTTAGCATCGTCACCAATCTGCTGAGAAACGTATACGCGACCACCAACGTCGTTGGTAGCAAGATTGAGAACATACTCAGTAGTTGCAATCTTTTCCGTTCTGTCTCCCAGTGGAGGAGTAACAGAACGAGGATATTTCATATCCTCATTATAGAATTTAAGGAGAGGACTTGATACTCTGTAACCAATGTGTCTAAAAGTAACAGTTCCGTTAGTAAATTCTCCATCACTATGGGATGGTGGAGTAGAACCTGTAATTCCAGTTACAATTGCTTCGTAAATATTATTACCAAAATATCTAGTGCTTCCTTTTGATACTGAAGTATTTGGAACCCATAATGTTCCAGTATTATTTGAATATGTTTTTAATCCAGGAGCACGAAACTTTGCATCAGCTGTAACAAAGTTATCGATATCTAGGTTAAGAATACGAGCAGTGTCTGAAATAATCGAAGTAGATGTTCTGATAGCACCATTAACATCTAGTTCATAATCAACCGTATCTAGAACAGCTGTTGCTGCAGCACCATTTCCACCACCGCCAGAGATAGTTACTGAAGGAGCAGATGTATAACCATCCCCAGGATTGTCAATAATAATTGCGACTACAGATCCAGAAGAAATAACAGCAGACGCTAAAGCTTGAACACCTCCAGGTAACTGAGGAGCACTTAGAACTACAGAAGGAGAAGTAGTGTAACCAGTTCCATTAAAACCAGTATTAATTACAATTTTTTCTACTCGTCTACCAGTTCTATTAATACCAACACGAGGTAATTTGGTAGATGGATCTAGTTGAACACGAACAACTTCTTTCTCATCGGAACCAGATCCTGATCGAATTGTAAAATCATTTTGACCAACTACTTTTGGAGTTGTAGATTTGATTATCTGCTTATCTGCATTAAATTCTAAACTCATTTTGATCTAGTGCTCCGACAGATTTTTTATATTATTCTTTATTATTTAGTTATTGTTACCAAACAACTGAGACTACTTGAACGTTTGCTATCCATTTGATAACATTAGTAGTTCCGCCTCTAACAGTTGAATAACTGAATTGATGTGACTGACCTGAAGTATATGTTTCTACTGTCCATGTTTGACCAGTAGGAATAGAATCTTTAATAATTGTAGTCAATTCTGATAACGTAGATACTGCTCCAGAAGCACTGCAAGATACTGTTGATTCTATTTTAACGGAATATAATCCAGTTCCATCACCATTTACTGCAAGAATATATCCAGTGATAAAATTCACTGTTCCTGAAGTTAGTGTTATAGGAAGAGTTCCATCGAGAGTTAATACTGTAGTATTTAATCCTTTCAATATGTAATCTTTTTTAGTTGCATCATTGTAATTTGAATTTTTTAATGTAAATGTGTTTACATTTTGAACATCCAAATCATCTGTGATGAGAGTAGTCTGGTTGATACCAAAACCACCCTCAGAGTTGAAAGTTTTTATAGTAGTTGCCATGGCGGTTTATTTTTTGATTTGTGTTTTGGTTACAACCACTTTCACATTATTACCAGATGCAACACTAGAAGATAGTGTAGCAGTGAAACGAATATTATTTGAGACATCAAAATCAAATGTAGGAACAAATAAATCTGCAGTTGTTACAGTATTACCGTATTGAACTGCGTAAATATCAGTTCCTTTGTGGATAACATTAAATTCTACTATTTGTTTATCTCCTGTAGTTAAATTATCAGCTGAAACAATAATTTTTGCCGAAGCATGAAGCGATGGGTTATAAATTATTGCTGTTCCAATATCAGAAGATCCTTTTGTCAATGATATTGCAGTTGTTTCATATTTCACATCAGACAATTCAAAGAATTTTAATGTTTTATCTAAAATGGAAATATTGTCTTCTGTGTTAGAAGTATCGAAATTTCTGTTTATATCTATAGAACTAGATGTATTATTAAAAGAAACTAAAGTATCAGGAACCCCTAAATTATTTCCAAAAGCAATTTTTAATTTATTTAAAGAACTTTCAAATATTAAATTATTTGTATTATAAGTATATACTTGTAAAGTATCATTAACATTAACTCTAGTTCCTAATTTAATCTCATCACCACGTATTTCTAAACTACCGTAACTATCACTGTAGTATGTCAACGTAGCAGTTCCATTTGCTACCGCACCTGTAGTATGGGTAGGAGCTATTGATCCTGTAGTTCCAGCAGTAGTTACTTGATATACATTATCTAAATTATATACAAATGAGTTTAATGTGTATGCTGTATTTGGTTTCCATGCAAATCTACCATCAGTATCTCTTGATGAAATTTTATTTGCGGTTGCTAATTCTAATTCTGTTCTTAGTAAACGTGCTGAGTTATATCCATCGTTGAAGAAATATAACGTATTATCATTAGCACCTACTGTTTCTTCAGCAAGAATGTATGTATTGCCATCGACATCCCTAACACCACCCAAAGATATAAAGCTACTGCCGTTGGAACCTTCATATTGAGATGTTTGTGTATTATAGCGTATAATACCAACTGTTGACGCTGCTGGTCTATTAGTGGAATTACCAACAGGAATTTTTACACCACCCGTTCCACTGATAGATAATACTTTTGAAGAAGATCCTGGTGAAATAACAATATCTTCATTTTGAGTTGATGCAATAATATTTGAATCTATAGATAATTTGTTATCTACTAAAATACCAGACCCAGTGGTATTGATTGCTTTTGCATTAATAGTTCCAGTAGAAGATATAATACTTAAGTTTGTTTGTGCAGAAACTGTTCCAATAACTAAGGAAGCGGGTTGTGTTGGTGTTCCAGGAGGAGATATTGAAAGAATATCTCCAGCAACATAACCAACACCATTGTCAGTAATAGTAACGTCTGTGACAACACCAACTGCTGAAATTGTTAATACAGCAGGTGTTGTTGGTGTAGAAGAAACTACAGAATTACCTCCAATTGTAGATATTAATGATGTATGATTAAATGCTAATGTATCTCCAACTATATAACCTGTTCCGCCATTAGTTACAACTACTGACGTTACTCCTCCTCCTGCTCCTATTATTATTCTTGCTTGTGCTCCAACTCCAGAACCTCCCGTTAAAGGAACAGCATTATATGTGTTTGGAGTATATCCACTTCCAGCGGTAGTTATATTTGTAGCAAATGCAACGACAGTATTTACAGTAAATCCTACTCCAGTTCCTCCTGATGGTTGCAATCCAGAATAAGATCCAACATCATATCCAGCACCACCAGTTAATGTTGTTGAAGTAATATTAGTAGAATCAAAATTCAGATCTCTGTAAGAAGTAGTCAATAAATTAGTAAATCTCAAAGACTCGCCACTACCTACAGCAACAGATAAAGCAGAATTGGATGAGTTGAACGCAACACCATATCTAGTATTATCTTTTACTGTAAAAATAGGTGTTTTTATATCATTTAAAGCATTTGCTTGGAATCCAGTAGTGGAAAATGTAGATCCATCAACTTGTAATCTAGAGTTTCCTGATAAATTTGATGTGCTACCAATTCTTACTTTTTTATTTGTAGTATATGAGAGATAAGTGTCTCCACTAGATCTAATATCTCCACTAACATCAAAATCATATAGTAGTGGAGTTACTGCTGGATCAATATTTACAGATACTCTATGATTAACAGAATCTACATATAATGTTCCGCCAAAAGATGCATCTGCCAAGAATGATAAATCATCCTGAACTGTTAAAGTTCCAGCAATATTTGTGTTTCCGTTACTAGCAGTTACTGTAAATTTATTTGTTCCTACAGTTAAATTTCCGCCAATATTAGAAGTTCCACCTACGGATAAATTATTTGTGAGTGTTAAAGATGTTGCACTTGTTGCGCCTAACGTTGCTGTTCCATCTTTATTGAGAACAATATTAGAAGCGGTATTTACGTTTCCTACGGTAATTACTAAACCACTACCACTTACTATTGCTTCTCCGCTTATTGTTATTTTTCCTTCTCTGCCATCAAACCCGCCTTCATTAATATGCTGATTCAGTGGATCCCCAAAACCATTACTACAATAATAGTAAAGTGTTGTCGGTGTATTTGCATTTGGCGTAATAGCAACATCAACAGAAGTGTATTGATAATTTACTTCACTTCCTTCATAAGGATCACCATAATCAGCCTGTGCTCCTTGACCACTCAAAAGAGTATGAATGCCATCTGGGCTGGTGCTGAACCTTATTGGATGACTATTATTTGAAGAATTTGCTTGGTTAAAAATATATCTTTTATTTTTTTCAAATGTAAAATCTTTTATATTTTCATAAGGACCATTAGGATTTAAAGAGAAATAATAATTTAAAGCATTTGTAACAGAAGCAATTGTTGCTGTATTGCCGTTGCCATCACTGACAGTTTGACCAACAGTGAATTGAATTGTGTTCCCGTCTTCTGCGCCAGATCTAATAGAAACTGCTTCTACTCTATTCTGAGCATTTAAAAATCTCTTTACAATTGGTCTATTTTCAGCTGAATATGTTAAAGTTCCCCCAACAGTAAATCCTGTTGTTGGTAGAGTTCCAGTAAACACAACTAATTGTGTCATCCACATTTTAACATACCAAGTTTCTGCTGGAGCTAACTCAACAGGATTAACCGATAATTGATCTCCAATTAAATATCCATCACCCCCATCAGTTACATTAGCATCAATAACTTTACCTACACCTGTTACTGTAAATTGAAATCCTGATCCAGAACCGCCAAGATTTGTATTATTTACCGATAAAACATTACCTACTTGATAACCAGTATTTGCCAATAATACTTGAATTTGAGATATATTACCTACACCATTAATTACATATTGAAATCCAGTTACTCCTCCGATGGTAGCGGGATTAGCAGATAATACGTCACCCGTTGCATATCCAGATCCTTGGTTTACAATGTTTACGCCAGTAACAGAAACGGCAGCTCCAGTATTTGTAACGGTAATATCGGCACGCATACCAGAACCAGAACCACCAGTTAGACTGATATTAGTAAAAATTGCGGAATTATTTGCACCAATATTTCCACCAGTGCCACCAAGTTGAATGCTACCAGAAAAAGGAGAAACTGTAATGTCTGCCGTTGCTCCAGTTCCAGTTCCTCCAGTCAAAGGAACACTTACATATGATCCACCAACATAATTATTTCCGCCGTTTGTAATATCTCCAGTTAAAGCTCTAACAGTTAAACTAGCTTTTACACCAGTTCCAGAACCTCCAGTAAGAGGAATAGAGGAAAATACTCCAGAACTATATGTTGATCCTCCATTAGTTAATGTGATTCCACCTGCTCCCACTGGAACAGCAGATATCAATGTTTTAAAATTTTGCAGAGAAGTTAAACTTGTTTTATCAAATCTAGCAACAGAATTTCCTTCTGCTGCAATATATAATTGTTTTCCAGTAGAACCCCTAAAAACACCAACATCAGTAGCATTAGTAAAAAATAGTGATGGCTGCTGAACAGTTCCATCACTCATACTAAACGCCCCTTCACCTACGGAAGTTTGAACCGTAAATAAATCAGATGCTATCTGATTTATCTTTTGTCTCTGAATTTCCAGAGTGTCGGTCTTAGCTACATTTCTAAGTATTGCCATTTCTTATGAGTTCTCTTAAAAGATTTTTAATATCTGAGAGTTCATTCTTTAGATCTTCCACATCACTTTGAAGTTTTTTAATAGATGCACTACCATTACGTAGTTTTCTAGCATCTTCAAATACACTTTTATCAGTATTTATAATGGCACCAGTATCTTTATCTCTTACAAGATAGTCATGATCAAGAACTTTAATATAATCCATTAGAAAGATGCTACAACTCTACAATCTTGAATTTTTGGAACAAATACTGGATTTGAACTTCTCATAACTATCTTAATAGCAAAAGAAGAAAACTCACCTAAATTAGAAACACTAAATTTGTATTCCTTATAAGAATCTTGTTTTTCAATATAACCAGCAATACTATTATCAGTTGATGGAATTACACGAACATCAGGTCTCCCGTCACCATTGAAATATTCCCATCCAAGATCTTCAAAGTTAAATTGGGAACTAATAGATTTAACTTTATATAATACTTGAATATCATTTTCTTCAAATATATTAGCAGTTAACTTGACATCTAATCCAGTTGCTGCATTTTCGATAGTAATTTCTTTAGTTACGTATTTTGCTAAAGAAGAACTATTATTTCTTATTTCAGGAACAAATAATACGCCATCACTATATCTAATAGATTTGATTTCTAAGAAAGATTTTGTGTCAGTTAATTGATTTTCATAAGAAACTAAATCACCAACTCGGAAAACGTCAGACTGCTGTGACGATGATGAACTGAATGGAATTCTTGCATAATCAGATCCAGTGGTTGCAGCAGCAGTATAATTATCATTTATAGGTCTCTTATTATTAGAAACAGTTAATTCTCTCTTCTCTGCATCCCAAAGAACTACTCTACCGTTGATAACATTACTATATTCTTTAGTAACATCTGTTTTGTCAATTGATGTTATTACGGAATTGTAAACAAAATTAAATGTTTCTTCGGTTAATCCATTGCTTCCCACCGAAACCGTAGAAAGAGCTGGTTGAGAAGCAAATACTAAAGTTTCACTAGGAGTGAATAATGTATCGGTAAGCATCTTTGTATATAAAATGCTATTTGTTGAATCAAATTTTACAATGATACCTCTTGCTCCTGATGTAAATCCTGAGACAATTTTAGGATTAGCAGCATCTCCTGCTTGTATAGTAGATACATTTGCTCCTAAAACAGAGAACTTGTAAACAGGATAGAACTTTATAATTTGATCTCTTCTACCATATCTGTCTTCGCTACCAGTAGACTTTTCTACTTTATTTGTTATTGCTTTGACAGAAGAAGATCTCAGATCAATAACTGGGGATAAGTATGAAACATCAGATTCTAATGTTAATTTGTATACTAATGATCTATCAGTAATTCTATCAGAATTTGTAAGTTCATTGATCCTTGAACAAATAACTTTCTGGTTATTGAAGAAGTGATCTTCATTTAAGAAAGTTTTTTCAAATCCATCATTAACTGTAGATTGAGAATAAGATGTGTAATTTACCGCAGAAAAATCATATGGAATAACATTAGTTGTTTTTACCTCTGCTTTTACAGAAGTTTCACTGAAATTTAAATATGCAACTTGAGCAAATAATTTCTCATATTTCTTATTGTGTAAAGCATATACACTATCACCACCACCAACAGATGTTGCGGATGAATTATTGATAGAAGTAATATTGTAAGATTCTATACCACCATTGGAAATTTTAAATAGTGTGCTATTTAAAAAGTCTGAAGTAATACCACCAATATCTGCTGCTCTTCTAAATGCAGTGTAAGATCTACCAGAAGATTCAAATCCATTATCTTTATGCTTAACTCTAACAATTTTGTTATTATTTCTGAATAGTAAAGAAGTTGCAGTAGTATCAGACAACGAATCTGTTTCAAATGGATTGGTATCTAATTTTTCATATCCTAATTTTTCGTTGCTTAGTTTAACAATTCCTGGTCTGGAGTTATCAAATTCTGCTCTATAGAGAGTAAATTTAATATCTTCAAATAAATCTTCTGTCCAAGAATCAACGTTCTGAGACTTAAATACAGATCCCAAGAGAGGTTGAGAAGTTACTACTGAATTAGTAGCTTGTTCGATTTCTCCTAGTTTAGATGCCCAAATGACATAATCCGTAGAATCTGATTCAATTGCAAAAGCATATTCTGTATTATTCTGTAAGTAAACTGGATATTTGAAATTAAATCTGGTTGGGGTGGTTGAATCTGGAATAGAAACATCACCTGTGTCTATAGCAACTCCCATTCTTACTGCAGGTGTATCGATAGTTAACACTGCTTCGATTGAAGCATTGGAAGCAGATGATCCAGTAGAATTAATAATTACAGATGGAGCTTCAGTGTAACCACTGCCGTTTACTACTAAAGAAGCATCATATATCTTACCACCAGAAACTTTGCAAACTGCAGTTGCGTTAGTTCCACCCAGAAGTTGTGGGCTTTCTATAGTTAAAGTCGCTGTTTCGTAACCAGATCCAGCATTATTAATAATAATGTCTGTTATTCTTCCAGAATCTTTTGCAATGGTAACACCATAATTTGTATTCTGCGCCGAATTGAATGTAGTCAATGAAGGAATATTCAATCCTTCATTTTGTGTGAATGATTTTCCGTTATTATTAGATAATACTAAAATATATGTTTGGTCATTAGTTAATGTATACTGTCCCAAAACAGAAATAGGAACTAGATTATTATTTCTATCATATACTTCTTTTATAGGACCAGAAGCTTTTGATGAAACCCCAGTAACTACTTCTCCTTTAGTAATATTTAAAGTTCCGTTTGTATATACTCTCAAATAAGTATCTGGATACAGAACTGTTTCACTTCCAGGAATAATATACTTACCTGGCTTTCCACTCTCTACATTAGTTAAGTAAACTCTAACTGGAATAGTAGAACTCTTTTTATTGAAATATAAATCTAACCCAGTTAAGAATACCCCGCCAGGATATTTTTCGATAGTAAATGATTGACTTACAGGATTTGGTTTTACCTGTGCTTTTGTGCTTTCAATGAATTGAATACCCTCTTCTGCTTTGAAAACAGCAGGAGAAGTTGAAATAATAGATGATGGTTGCTGAGGTAAATTACCTGTAGCATAATACTTAACTTCTGTAAATGATTCTACATCGCTGTCAACAATTCCATTTTCATTTGAGGTAAATTTGATTGTTTTAATTCCTGTGATGAATGATAATGGAGAACCAGTTTCTGTGTCATACTGAACGTCATCTACAGAACCATTCCATGTTGAACCTGCCTGAGGTGGATTTCCAGATGGAATTAAAATTAATCCACTTGCATTTCCATTAGCATCAGTGATAATACCACTATTAAATGTGCTCAGTGAATTTCCAGCAATTCCAGTAAATCTACTATCCTGAACAATCCATCTGTCAATAGATTTACCATCCATGAAAACATAGAATCTTGTGCTAGGTTTCATCCTAGTAATCTTGAAGAATACTGGAATAGATCTACAGAATTGTTGAATTGTTGAAGATACAACATTAGAACCTATAGATTTGGAAGCAACTCCTTGTGGTAATTGATTATTTTGTGGGCTAATATTTGAACTACTTGATACTGATGCTAGTTGAGTTGTAGCAGATGCAACCACAGTTGATGAATCACTGAGAGGAGTTACATTGTAAAATACTCTGTTTGTTCCGATCCAGTTAACAATAAAGTTATTGTAAATACTCGAATAACCTTCTCTAGCGTCATCTGTAGCAAAGAAAACAGAAAATACTTTACTATCATTATCTAATATGATAGGAGTTTCTCTTTCATCATACCATTGATCAACATTAGGAGACAATTCTGCATCTCCAACATATTGTAATACTACAAATGGATTGATATTTAATTTTTTAGTGGCATACTGATTTTTGATTGCAGTAACATCAGTAAATGGTAATGTAATAATATCTCCAGATTTAGAATAGTTGTCTAAAGATCTTTGCTCATTTCTAGTGTTAATTTCCTGTAAACGATATGATTTTTCTACCGATCTTGGTCTTAAGACAGACTGCTGAGTATCAATAGCACACTTATAGTCAATTGATGTTAAATTACCGATACCATGATTTTCAAATCCATCTACAACAAACCCACTCTTAAATCTATCAATACCTATTTCATCTTTGATTTGCATATTAAGAGCTTGCTGCTCTAGTATGCTCAGCATCGTATACTGCTCTAATCTCTCAATTCTCTTCTCTAATTTTCCAATATCTCTCATTGTATAACGTCTATTATCAACTGGGATAATACGAACATCATTTGTTGTTGTAGTATATGCTGGAATATAGAGGTAGTATAATGCTAAGGCATCATCAACATCCGCTGGTTTTGTTGGGTTGAGTGATGAGTTTCCTTCTTTTACTATAAATTCTCCTTTCTTATTTAAGAAAATACCATCAATTCTATCTAAGAATTGTTTCTGATTGAATGCTATGGTGTATTCTAAATTTTCTTCTGTTGCTGGTGTGCTTGAAGTAATACCGCCAGAACCAGTAAAACTATTAAAGTCAGTGACAGATAATACAGATGTATCTTGATAACCGCTAATAATAGCAGATGAGTCTACTTTAGGGCGGAAATCAAATACTTCACGTAATGATACTTTTCCTAAAACAGAAGAATTGAATGAAGGAATTTCGTCAAGAGAAACGCCAGATTCATGTAAATAAGAATCTACTGTGCAGAAATCACCTTGGGAATGTTCAAAATAATCAAAAGCAACAATTAACTGACCTGAAGGTGGAGTGTATCCAGGCTTTAAAACAAGGCGAGATACATCATAGAAAGTATCTCTTTGACCATCATCGAATGAGAATCTTTCGGTTACATCAGTTCCAGTAACAAGTTCTCCAGAAGAAGAAACAACTGGTGCTGTTTGTGTGGTTCCTTCATACACATAACGTATTTTAATTACATCAGAATATGAAAGAATATCGGTGCTATTATTGTCAAAATTAACACCTCTGATTGGAACTACTCTATCACCAGGAGATTGAATTAAAATTCTTTGATTTCTGTATATAGTTTTTAGTCTTGGTCTTGCTTTACTTACTTCTACAGTTGCAGTTAATTTTAAAATAGGGAAGTTGGTTGATGTTCCGAAGAAAGAAGATGGTAGATTGATCGAAACACTTCCAGCTGTTAATCCACTCGTGCTAGATGTGGTATTTTCAATACTAATTTGATCAGATTTTAGGAAAATTATATCACCACTTTGAAGTGTGGTAGAAGATCTTTTATCTAATACTGTTAAAATAAAATTATTTTCTCTAAATGAAGCAAACCTTTGCGTGCCATAAGGTAATTGAGCAGCAAAAGTAATATTACCACCATTTACGGAAGAAGTTGTTACAAAGTCTCTTCTGAAATAATATTTAATTTTTGAATCATCTGGAGAATCTACAATACTTGATGGATACTTAGATCCAACAGGTATCAATAGAGTTGATGTAGCACTATTTTGAATAGTTGGTCTAACTCTAATAACACTAGCATTTGCTACATCATTTCTAAGAGCATTATCTAAGTATACTCTAGATTTGATAAGACCTTCTGCTTTCTCTACTCTTTGAATAACAGATCTTATAGCAGTATTTGTAGAATCATTGAACTGAATAATATCTCCTTGAATTAGATCACTTGATGGATCTCCTGAGAATCCATTACACTCAATATATTTTTGACCTTTGCTTCCAGAGAAAGTAAAATCTGTTAAAATTTTATTGGTAACGTATGAAGATTGGAAAGATTCTACGTCAGCGGTAAAGTTGTATGCATTACCAGCACCAAAAGTAGAACTTACTGATTTTACATTTTGGGGATCAAAAGTATAAACAGTATTTCTGTATAAAACAGGAATGACAACTGCTTGTGAAATTGGATTTGTGTTTCCTGTGTTGAAAGATACTTCTGGAGTTGTTGCGTATACTTGACCTAATAAGTTTTTATCTTTAATGTTTACTTTATAAATCGCAGACGCAAGATAACTAATTTCTACAGCAGAACTAGTATATTGAACGCCGTTAACTTTAATACTAGTATTAACTGGATATCCATCGCCTCTCTTCATTACCACAAAATGTGATATAGTTCCTTCTCTAGCAATTCTTCTGGAGTTGCCAGATTCATCAGTAATTGTTTCTCCCGAAACAAAATTACCAGATAGCATTCTAACAAATAGAATATTTCCTACAGTATATTTCGATGCTGTAGACCCCTCTACGACTCCATAAGCACCACTAGTAGATCCTAAGATATATTTCCCAGGCAAGAAGGTATTTGATGAAATATCCTGATCTAAGATAACTCTAGTGAAAAATGTTGGATTGAAATATGCTAATCTAAAAATAGAATTGTATGAAGAAGTTCCATCTCCTAGTCTTCCTTTAGATAAGACAATATCAATATCTTCATTAAAACCAGAACCTCTTTGAATTAAACTAAAGTCTTTTGGTTTGCAAACACCAACTACAGGAGTAATTATTTCATTATAGTCATAAACTTCTGAATATGGGAAAATAGTCGAAGTTCCTACTTGGAAATAATAATCTTTTGCATCTGCCTGCGTTTTGAATAATTTTCTTCTCTTTGAAGGATCATTATCATCATATTCTTTCAAGAAGTAATAAATATCTTCCTTGTTACCAACTACAGTTAATTCTAGATAATCTGTATTTGGAGATTCTATACCAATATCGAAAGGTCTTTTTACTATCGAATACGACAACACCGAAACAGATCTTACAGTTGTAGAAGCAGGAGTGGTTCCTAAATTTACAACATACCAAAGAGTAGTTAAAGATGTTCCAAATGTGCTTGGAGTTGGGAAGGTTGTGCTAGAATAATTGCCTGGATTAGGCATGTATAATGTGATAATTGCATCATCTAATCCAAACTTAACACCTCTTCTGGAAATAGTTTGCTTAGTGTTTGAAGTAGATTCGGTATTATTATATCCTATAGATCCATCGTTAAATGTTGAATTTAAGTAAACTGTTGGATATGCTGTTAGTTCTTGACCTTCTGAGTTTACTGGAATAGATCCATAAACATTACTGATATTAAAATACGATAGAGAAGAAGATTTTACTCTAACATCTTCTTTTGTCAGAGTGTCTCTAGCTTTATTAACATCGATGTATTTTGTATCTTTATTTACAACCTCATAACCTTTAATGTATGCTTTTCCTGATCCTAACCCAGCAACCATTAAAGAATTAGCTTCAGAAGTTGTTTTTCCGTTTACTAGTTCTGTTTCTTCATTTAATGGGTAAATACCCTTGTTGTTATTTTGTTGATAAAATTCTCTTAAATCTAATGAAAAATTATCTACAACATAATCGCCAGACTCATCATAAGTTCTTCTGGCTAAAGTTTCTTCAATAATATTGTAATCAGTAGTTTTTACTAGTTGCTGAACTTCACCGTTTTTAATTGATACTAGTTGAACATAATTTTCATCTGTTAAAGCATCAAATTCTTTAACTAGTCAAGATAATTTAATTTTTAATCTATGTGCTCCAGGAGCTGCAAAATTAGAAAATCCTCTAGCATTATCATATAGAGTAGAATCTTCTTCTGATGTAACTAAAGACTCTGTAATAGTAAATCCAACTTTTGCTGATGGTTTGTTGTAATACTTATCTACTACAATTAATTCTTCGGAATTATTTACAAAATATCCATTTACAAAATAAACACCTTCTTGCACATTAACTGCTGATGCATACCCCATAGCAGGGCTATCAATAGTAGTTATTTTCCCAGTATCATAATCTTTGATATCTATAGTAGTAGGTAAAACACTACCGTCTGTTCCAACAACTAGTGTTGGGGTATCTGCAATATTAATTGCTTCTAAAGTCTCACCCTGTCTAAAAGTAGACTCTGTGTTAGAATTTCCACTATTTGTATATTTTACATACAAAATATCAGATTCAATATCGTTCCCATATGCGTATGAAATAACTGTGGCAGTTACTCCAGAAGATAAACCCTGAATAGTAGAACCCAATAAATTGGCAATGTCATACTTTTGGAATACGACATTGCCATTAATATTGACTGCTACTTCAGAAACTGAAGATAGTTTTACATAATTTAATTTGTTGTTAAAAGAAACTTCTCCAGGAATTACCTGTTGCCCCTGCTTAAATCTACTACGACCAATACTTTCAATTTGATTTTGCAGAACAGATTGTAAGGTTGTTAGTTCTCTAGACTGAATAGAATATCCTGGTCTAAAAAGAACTTTGTAGTAACCTTTGTCAATATTGAAATCATCGTTATATGGAGGCGCGTTAAGATTAATCTTCTGGGGCATTTTAGCTCAGGCTCTCTTTACTATGAGTGGGGAATATTAATAAATTTATAAATCAGAATTCAATAACTAATTTAATATCTTCAATTTGGTCAGGAGCTCTTGTGATTAGTCTTCTGTTCTCTACGTAGATTGTTTCACCAGAATTTGCTTTTACTTCTGGTGTTGCTAATCCAGCAGCGAAGTTAACGCCGAGGAGTGAAGCTGCATATGCAGTATCAACATTTCCTGATCTTCCGCTAGTAGCACCAGTGATAGCGTTTGCTCCAGTTGAAACAAATGCTCTGACTACACCATTATCTGCATGTTGTTCTGCAGATTGATAATACTTGAGAACACCCGAAGTAGTGCTTCCCGAATCTAATGTCCAAGAAACTACTGTTCCTTTTGAAACTAAACCACTATTTGTTTGGGTAATAATTTCATCAGCAACAAAGTTTCCATTAACTCCAGTTAATTTAACAGCATATAGTGCAGATGCATTATCAACTGTTAAGTAGTTGCTAGAACCATATTGTAGAGGATCTTGAACAATACCAATTCTTCTAAAATCGTTGTCTACAGGGAAATCTCCAGAACCTTCTGCATATGTAAGACGAATATTCATCATTACACGCTTGGAGTTCAATTCCATTACTGGATCAGCACCATGACCACCCTGAGGAGGAATGATAACTTCAATTGAACCAAAAGCATTTGCAGCAACAGTAGCTGCTGTTGTTAATGCAGTGTTGGTATAAAGATAACCATTCTTAAGAACAACATTAGCATAGGTATAACCAGAACCAGCAGCAATTACAGAAACGCCAGTAATAGCACCAGATCCATTTGTAGTAATTGAAACTTTACCACCAGAACCATCACCTAGAATAGCAGCATAAAGAGTCGTGGAAGTTGGAAGATTACCACCTGCATCTTTTAGTAAAGCTACTTGAATAGCACCATCAACCGCCGCAGACTGAACAGTGCCATTTAAAACGATTGGCATGAAGTCTGATGATAAGAACTTAATTACATCATCAGTTGGGATGGTATACATGTATTTCCAAACATAACCAGCGGTTCCATTTGGTTCTGTGTAAATACCACCAGAATAAGTTCCTTCTCCAGAAACAGGAGTAGTTGTTGGGGTATATGTAGCGTTTTGACCATTCAAGTTAGAGGGGTTTGTTCCATTGTATAGGCAAGCAAACACTTCATACTGATTATTCATAACAGCATACTTTGCTGTAGCCATTGAAGACTCGCCAGTAGCAGTTAGTTTTAGAGATGAATAATCAGCTCTCCACATGTCAAACTTAGGATTTACAGTCAAATCCCAGTTGTAACGTCTAATTACGTGTCTTGCGTATGATGAAGTTACTCTCTTAAGAGCAATCATGTCATCATAGACATCAAATTTTTCTTCTTGGTTGTCGATAGGAGCAGCAGGAATTTCTTCAGTTGCATATCTGTAGACGCCAACTTTAGCAGTTGCAGTTGAAGTGTTTCCAGTTATAGTTGCTCCAGCAGCAGGAGTAGCACCTACTGTAGGACCGATACCTGTTAAAAGTAGACTATTAGGATTTACTTCAGAAACAGTTCCTTTGAAAGTTGCAGCACCTAAACTAGCACCAACATAAACTTCTTCTCCAACAGAAAAATTAGTTGAGCTTACAGCGTAGATTTCGACAAATGCTTTCCATGCTTGAGGTCTGCCGACAAAGAAATACATTCTTGATCGGTCTGAGGAAGTATCGCCAGTACCTTCTGAAAGAGATTCCAGAAATTGCTTGGCGTTGAAAATTCTGAACTTTTCAGAAATGATAGCAGCCATTTAATAGTTCTCCGAACGGTATTTTATTTATATTTATAAGGTTTAGATGAAATATGGTATTATCTCTGAACCAGTGTAAATTGTAGATGATCCAGAATAAACAGTGCATCCTGTGAATGTAGTCGTGGTTTTTCCTGTATAACGGATAACTCCAAAAACAGTTCCATTTGAATGATAAATGTATCCAGTATTGGGGAAATATGATGTATTTTGAACTGTAATAGTTGATCCTATGGAACCATTAGATGCAGATATCGCAACTGGATTTTGTATAGATGGGCAGGTTAAATTCCAAATAATTCTAGAAGAAGATATAGCAGAATTACCCTTATCACTAAAATCTTGAAGGGTAAATTGACCATAATTATAGTCAATTTCATTTAACGTCAATCCAGAAACATTTGCAGATCCATCGTCAACTGTATACCACTCATTTAACATGGATAAATTATTTCCAGCATTACCGAGTGAATATGATAAAAGTTCATCTGGATTTTGCTGTGCGTTACTAATTAAGACCACAATACCAGATCTCTGATATACATCATTTCCAGGATTTTCTAGAGTTATTAAATTACCATTTCTTTGTCTGATTGGATTCGTGAATAAAACATTCTCAACATAATAATCTACAAATCCAGTCTTATAGAATCTTTCAGTTGAAGGTATAATTCTCTGAACTGTATTTACAGAAATATTTTCAATGCCAGAAGAAAGAATTGTATTAATTTGACGAGATGTTCTATTTTCACTAGTAGCAACTGAAATTCCGATGTTGCTATTAAAGATAGATTCAATTTTAGTTGAAGTGACGGAATCAGTGAAATTAGTAATTTGTAAAACTTCAGTAAATTGATTATCTAATGATACTTCAGTAACATCGACTTCGATTTGTAAAATTTCTACAATTCCTACACTTGCAGTTGTTACACCGCCACCAATAATTTGAATTTGTGCTAGAGATTCTGCAGAACTTACACCAGCACTGATAATAGATACGTCATCGGAGAACTGTCTGAGGAATTGACCTGCTGGATGTTCTTTAATAGTAGTTCCATTTACACCTCTAGTAATGTAAATAAATCTATCAGATAATTTTTGATTATAGAATACAATCTCATCTCCAATTAACAATTTACCAAATTTGGCAAATTTTTCTGTGGTTGGAACAAATACTACTTCATCATCTAGATCCATTGGTGCATCCAAATATGCACCAGTTTCATGTAGAGATCTATATGCTAATAGATAATTAACTTTCGCAAAAGATCTTACCGAAGATTCTATAAATCTTGAAGATTGCTGAATCGTAACTTTATTTTGCGATTCTACAATACTTAGTGGTGTTTCTAGCGATGATTGGAATAAGTTTACACTAACACTCAAAGAGCTTACATTTGCTCTTAAATCCAGTGTGCTGACATGATTTATAGGAGCTTGAGAAGAAGGAGTTTTTACACTCAAATCTCTCTGTATAATCGCTGTTAATTTTCTATCGGTATTAAATGGAGTGACTAATAAAAATGAACTAATGAAAACTTGTGGAGGTAAATCAGCATCAAGTCTATCACCAGTAGAAACATAAAGTGATGTTGCTAAATCTAGTTGTGGAGACATCCCCACATAGATTTTATTTGTTTCTACGCTTCTTCCTTTTCTTAAAACATCATAACCACGAGCAACAAAAACTCTAGGTGGGGATATATATCCACTACCTTGGTCATATAGAACAATATCAATTATTTCTCCATCATGAACAACTGCATATGCTTTTGCTCCACCACCTTGAGCGGGAGATATAATTGATCCTCCTTCGTCTTTTAGTGGTTGGGAAACAAAAATTAATTGAGGTGCAGTCTCATAACCATATCCAGGTGATGACGGTAAAATCTTTTTAGTTTCAAACGTGTTCCAATCTTTTTGATTCCATAATAAAGAAATCACTTTTCCATTCTGAATCTGAGCAACAATATCTAATCCTTCTCCTATTGGGGTTCCATTATAATTTGTTGTAGATATTTTTCCATAATAACCTAAAGTATCCGTATCACGATAATCAGTTTTTGTTGCTACGTTGGGAATATTTAATATTTTTCTATAATCTGTTTCTCCATCGATTTTGATGAAATCTCCCTTTCTCAAAAATCCTCTTTCTGGATCTTTCGCGGTTTTGTATAACCAAGCTATATTTGATTTTGCTAAAACATCTTGAGAATTTTCATCTCTCACAAAATCCGAGATTGAAATTATACTAGATGCATTGATAGTTAAATTATAGAAAGAATCTGCAATGTTTGTAATTATTAAATCATCTCCCAAAGCAAATTTTCTGTTGTCTGTTTGAACAGTAATTATGCTATTTGTTCCATTAAATCTGACACTTTTAACATAACCATAAGCATAATCAGATCTAATTGGAGAATCTAAGAGAATCTTTGTTGGTTCACTAGTATAATTTCCAGATACCGTAATTTCATATTCATTTAAGAATGGAATATTATCATAGTTAAAAGATGTTAAAGATTTGACATAATCTCTACCATAAAGATAAATTATATTAACCTTTTGGTTAGGATCAATAGGTTCGGTGAATGAAATATTTGCTCCACGAATTACATATGATTTGTTTCTCTTCTGTAAAACACCATCAACAAAAACTAAAACATTGAGATCTTCATCAACAGTCACCGTCTTACCAGAAACTGCAGACTTCAATAAAAATGGTCCTTTTCTAACGCCATCGATATAAATTTTGTCTAACGTTAATCTTTCATATCCACCAACAGAATATGCATAGAACGATTGCTTAATATCATTAAACATTCTTGGTGGTTCTACAAATACTATTTTATTGGGAATAGAGGTTCTCTTGATGTAATATGCTCTATCTAATGGTAATAGTGGTGTGCTTCCTGCTTGCTGAATAACTCCATCTATAGCAACTAATAAATTTTCACCTGAAGATAGATTAACTGGTGTGTTATCTTCATAATATAAATCAAATTCTTTCTTAACGTTATTAAATTGTGTAGATATATCTTTTAATTTTCTGAAGAATTGATTATTTAAACTAGAATCTTTAAATTTAACAATTCTTCCAATAATCTTTTGTGGAGGACTATCAACTCCCTCTTTATATTGAGCAAACGTAATTGGATTTCCAAAAACACTTCTATATCCTAATGGAGCTTTAGAAAATGTTAGTTGATTTCCAGAAACAGTATATGATACTCCTGGTTCTTGAACAATTCCATCTAATGATAAAATAATATTTTCTTCGCTACTGACAGAATAAGGAGTATTAGAACCCAACAATGTTATTGTAAATGTTGTTGTTCCTGCTCTATTTCCATTTGAATTAAAATAACCATTAAAATCTGGTGTTAATTTAAATTCATATGCTAGAGTTTCTCCAGTATCATATGTGGATGCAACAACGGATCCCCTACCTCTAAGAACATTAGTATCACTAACTCTAATAGATGATTGGGTAATAGTTCTATAAGTATTTTCTACTGTAATCTTATTCTTTTGAGGATCCCATATTTCAATAACGCTAGTGTGAGAAATTTTTGGTTGGATGGGATTGATTCTATTGATTCCCTGGGATTCAATAGAAACCTCTCCAAATAACTGAAATCCTGCAGGATGAACAGTTTGCTTGATTAAATCTCTCCATACATCTATCGGTGTCTTTGACTTGATTACATAAGAGTAATCTTGATAGAAATATGAATCAGCTATTTTTTGATAATTGGAATTTAATTTAGATCTATCAGAAGCATAGAACCCTAAATTATCAAAATAAGATTTTATATCTGGATGGAACTCTGATTCGTAAGAAGTAACTAGTGTTGCTGTAGTATTATCAGACGATCCTATAATTTGAAGATTATTTTTAAATTCACCTTCTACTCTCTCAATTCTTAAAATATTAGTTCCTTTTTTCCAACCTTTCTTAGCAACATATCCAATAGCAATTACTATATTATTTTCTTTTTGAACAATTTGTTCGCCATCTTTATAACCATTTCCCTGAATATTTTTTAATAGAAGAATTTTATTAGATGTGAACTTCTTAGAAATGGTAGAATCTTTGATAAAATCTTTTCCATTAAAAATAATTTTTACATTCTTAGGTTGACCTATCGTAGATGATGTAAAATAAATTTTAGGAGACGCTTCGATAATTCTGATCTCTGGAGCAACTGTATAACCAATACCTTTGTTCTTAGTAATTACTCCAGCAATAGAACCATCACTATTTTTTACAATACTAAATTCTGCAAATTTTCCAGTAGCATTTAACAATATTGCTTTTGGTTCTATATAATTTTTTCCAGGATTTTCTATAACGATAGAAGAAATATTTTTAAATTGAGAATTCCAAACAACTCTTGCAACACACTCATTACTTGGTGCTGGTCTTACTCCTAATACAGTTGGTAATTCATTAAATCCTGTTCCTTGATTCAACAAAGAAACAGAATTAATTTCTCCAATAGCAGATTTTGATGTAGTAGTATAAGATATGGTTCCTGAACCATCATATTGTGGTATAGATGTTAATTCATATACAATTTCGTTGTTTGTAACGTAATCTGCAGTTTTTTCTCCTTGTAAAGGATCTTCAATGATTCTTACATAGGATTTATCTGAATCAATAATTTTATTTTTATCGAAATAGAAGAAAGTATTAAAATCTGCTAATGTTTTATTATTAAATTGGTTGGATGCAATTACGGCACCAAAACCAGATTTAAATGTAGTGAATGATCCCGCATTTCCTGGAAGAATATTATTTGGTTTCGATTCAACTGTTAGAATATTAAAATTGCCGCTTGGAGAAAATTCTATGAAACTATCTCTCAAACTAAAATGAGAGGTATCTAATTTATACTTGTAGTAATTTTGGAATTTTAATACAGGGTTTCTTTCCCAATTTACTCCATCATATGAAAATTCAAACTTATATGCTGCAGGTTCTATATTATCCTTTACAGTAACTAGTTTCTTAGGATCACTATCATCAAAGAAAGCATAATTTGGAACTAATGGATTAATATTTTCTAAAGTTCTAGAAACATTATAAACAACAGTAATTTTCTGAGTTTTTAAATCGTAATTTAATACATAACCATCAGCATCACTTAATCCTAAATGATAGTTAGAAGGCAATGTATATTGATTTAAGTAATTTGTGACAAGTTCATTATTAAAATGTTCTTTGATGGTAGTATTGTATTGACCTCTTTGAACTATAACATATGAGTTTGGAATATTTACTGAAGTTACTCTAACAACTTCATCTCCAACTAAAAGGTAGTCATTTTCAGAAATATTATTTACATCGGAAAGATATAAAGTAGTATCATTTACACCAAATCCAACGTGCTGAACGTCTAAAAGTAAAGATCTAGTAGATGTTCCTCCTTTATCGAGAGAAGCGGGAGAAACTGTTAAAATATCACCTCTCTTATATTGTTTTCCCTTGTAAGTTAAAACAATATTAGTCACAACTCCATTTGTGACACTAATAGTTGCTCGTGCATTATCAACATTTCCTGGTCTACCAATTGTTGCTAATTCAGAATTTCCTACTATTCTACCTTCAAAATCTCTGCATTTTGAGATGTCTGCAAAAATTAATTCTACATTAGTAAATGTTCCATTACCAGATGTAGTCGAAGCATAGTCACCGACAATTTGATTATTGTTTTTGTAACTACCATTATTCAAAACAAATAGATTACCAATACCAGTATCACTTAATTTTTTATTATAATTTGGAGCATTAAGTGAAACAGTTTGATAAATCCTTTTTCTTACAAATATAGTAGTCTCTGTTGTTGAATCATTAGGATTAATATTAACTGTAAAATTCTCTCCTTGACCGATCTTGTGATCTTCGGATGTTTTTAAAATGGCAATATTATTATTAATACCAATTGGTTTGATATCAGAACTTAAATTGAATATCGTTACGATTTTTCCACCAACACTGTCATTAATAGAAGAACTTCTTAAGAAATATCCTTGTTCAGTTGTAAATTGACCTTGTAAAACGCGAACTTTTATAGAATTTCTGAAAGTAGTAGATTCTAGAATTGTTCCCTTTGCTTTTTGATTAGTTGCAACAGATCCAGGAGAATTGTTGTTTATTAATGTTATTGGCGAACCATTCAAAGTAGTAGCAACTTTAAATCTATTTGGTTCGGCATTTACGACATAATAAATTTGATTAGCAATAATATTTGAAAATGTATTACTAAAAACAATTGGTTCTCCATTTACAAATGGATTGGATGATACTTGAAGTCTGTTACTTTGAACTTTTAAAATGACTACTTGTTTTCCATTTGTTAATGAAACGGTAGAATTTGCTGAATAATCTGATGGTTTATCTAATACAACGTTTATAACATTAATAGAAGAAAATAGTTCGTTGGTAGTATTAAAAGTTCCAGATACATTTCTCAAAACTATAGTTTTATCATCAAAAACATTAGAAATAACTTGACCAGTTGCTCCAGTTACTTCTTGTGTGATGATATCATTCTCAAAAAAGTATGCGGGATTTTCTGTGGTAATTTTTAATGCTTTTGTTTGACGAGATTCGATAGAAACTACATTTTTACCTTTTAATGATGAAACCTGAGCAACTGCATTTGATCCATCCGTATTTGTGTAGTCTATATCTACTACACTACCAACAGAAAATGTATTGGTGGAAGATTCTACAATTGCACCGCTCAATGAACCAGAATTAATTGATTCTACGTATGCTAACACTCCAGAACCATTTTCGGGAGTTTTGTCTGTTATTAATCTTCTAACTTTTCTTGGAAGATCCTTTTGGGATATAACTTTATTATAATTAGAATCAACAGGTAAAGAATAAAAGTTATCTCCTATGACATAAGGATATACGGGAGTATTATCCGCAGATACAGTTACAAAATATGCATAAGTTCCAGCAGGATATTCTGGAGTAACACAAAATCTGCCATTATTTTCGTCTAAAGATCCAGATCTATGATTATATTTAAAATCTTCAACAAATGAACCCAATGGATATGTATCTACTGAAGGACCATCAAGTCTGTTAGTTTTCAAAGAATAACTAGAAGTCATTCTTGCTACAGCACTATTAGAATCCAAAGAATTAGAATATCCATAAGGACCATAAATTGGATTGCCATCAAAAGCATATCCTAAAATGGGAGAATGAACTAGAGGAGATGTTTCTACAAATAATGAAGAGATGTTATCACCTAGCTCATATCTTAATGATTTTGGATTTGCGAGATAAGAATATCCATATCCAATAGAAGGATCATTATTTTGGAAATAATAACCATAATTAATATCTAAAGAATTAGCGTGTTTAAATACTAAATTTCTTCTCCATGTTCTAACAACTGATACAGCTGTTGCTCCAGAACCAACTGGAACTACTTCAACTGATACATTTTGCTGGGTATAAAATTTACCAGCGTCATTTTGAATAAAATCAACTATTTGCCCAGCATTATTGATTACAGCAGTGTAATTAGCAAATCTTCCTTTACCGAGAGAATCTCTAATGATAATTTTTGGTGGAGTTGAATAATATTCGCCTGGATTAATGATTTTTAATTTAGATACTTTATCTCCAGTAACTACTGCTTCTACTACAGCTCCTCTTCCTGATGTGATTGTAATACTTGGAACGGGAGGAAAGAATCCCGAACCAGATTCTAAAACATCAATTCTATCAATAACTTCTCCACTCAATACTGCCTTTCCTTTGGCAACTATTTCTCCAGAACCATCTTGTATCAAAACATATGGAACATCTCTATAACCACTACCTTTATTAGTTACTTCAACGCTTGTAATTTCACCAAAAGTAACTAAATTTTGATCAGTGTCTTTATAACTTCTTACAGTTGTTCCATTTACTAAAATACCAACCTCATTGGGTTGAGTTTTATAAATCTCAGTAGTTCTAGTTGGATATTTCCTAATTAATTTTAATTTTTGTTGATCTTTTAAAGTAATATTCCAATTAGTCTTTCCAATATCATGACTTGGATATCCTGAAGATGTAATGTAGTAATATTGATCATCTTCAAAAATAGCAGAAACATTTGCTAGAACTTCCGAGAGATCTGAATCTATTGTAGTGTTTGCTGAAGATGGATTTGTATTATTTTCATTAATTAACCATCTGTAATTACCAGAAATTCTATCAAAAAGAATATTGTCTCTACTTTCAAATCCTGGTTCAGAAATTTGAATAAAATCTCCTTCTTTTGAGTGTGCTTTTAAGGAAGAAGGTGTTAAATTGTATAAAATACCAAAAACTATTAATCTTACTTGCTGAGTTGCTCCATTATTATCAATATATGAAGAAAATACTGGCGTATTGTCATAAACGATAGTATTTACGTTATGGTATTGGGGTGTAGATCCTCTAGATTCTACTTCAAACTGATTAATATTTTTATTCTTGAAGACGATTACTTCATTTCCGACAATAACACTTCCAGACGTATTAGACCAACCAGCGGTAGAGTAAACATTAATCTTACTATTAACAGATTGTGTATTAGTTACTGATTTTGTTAGATAAGTTCTATTTGCTACAGAAAATTCACCTACTACTGTATCAGTTCCTAAAATAACTTCATAAAATCCATCTCCAATATCTACAATATTATCAACTACCCCAAAAGCATTCTTAATAGATGCATCAGATAGACTCTGATTTTGAATTAATTTCTCCCCAACAATTTTATTAATGTCTCCCGAGAGAACTTTAACTTTTAATGCATACTTATTGATCCATTCACCATTAGATGTCTTATATGTGCTTTGATTGGGATAATATACGGTAGGAATATCACTAGCATCTTTCGCTACAATCGAATTAAAAATAAATTTAATTGATTGATCTGTTCCTTTCGCAGCATAAAACTTTTTAATGTTTTTGATTAGTAAAGATTTATCAACTTGACTCTTTAAATCTTTTTCTGGGAAAGAACCTAGATATTCTTTTTCAAAATTTTTAACTAACGCATATAAAAATAAGTTGCTAATATTAGATACAACTTTCCCTGATAGGTGAGTTTTACCCTCCCCTAAATCTTCATATTCAACCGTTTTAATATCTGGTTTATTGTAAAGATCTCCTAATTTTGTAGTTGCATTGATATTTCTATAACAACCTACAAAAGTATTTGATGTTTTATAACGATAAAAGATTGCTTCATCGTCAATTAAAATATACCCATTAGTGCTAGGAAAAGATTTAGTATCAGCAACAGTAATTACAGTATCTGTTGGGTTGATATTTGATACTAAAGTAGTATTTTCCTGTAAAATTTTGGTTTCATACGTATCAATATCTCTATACTTAGAGAGATTATTGATTAGATCTAATGGTTGTCCAGGTAACTCTAATTGTTCATAATACTTTTGTAAAAAAGCAGTGAACTTTGGATATTCTGTAGAGATGAAATTTGGTAATTGCTTGTCAATTAAAGCAGATAGATTTCTTACCTTGGATGCCATTTATTCTACTCTTGAATAAGGGTGAAAATACTTTTGTCAATATCTACATCTAAATATACTTCTCTCTTTGCGAGAATGTCATTATATTCTGGTTTTAGACGTATTTCAATTTTGTCATCATCAAAACTTCCATCAATAATTGTCAAATTATATAACTGAATTTCACCTTTTTCATAATTAATGATACCTTGATTGTTGTTTAGAACAATTTTTTCCGAAGTCTGTGAATCAAGTCGATATAAAACAACTTTTCCATCACGATCTTCAAGATAAACAGTATATTGAGGAAACTCTTGAACTTTGAATCCTGTAGATGTCAATGTTTTTACATCTAAATCAATAGCAAAACGATTGTTAAAACAAAATTCATAGTATGCTTTATTATTTAACGAAGGATAAAAATCCTTTCTCATAACAATATCAGTTAAGTTTGATTTGATAGATCTTTCTGAACTATCAATCACACTCACAAATTTACTATAACGATACTTGCCACCAAATTTTTCTGTATCAGAACTAGCAATATACTTATTGATATTTTCTATAACTTTTGCTTTTAAGGCATCGGCAGTAGATGTAGTTACGGTTGCATCATAAAAAATTCTTGAATACATTTCAATGTAAATAATCGATGCATCAACAATTTCTGGAATAACCGAAGCAACCGAATATTTTCTCAACTCATCAAGAATAATTTTCTTCGTATACGATGATAAGTATGAAAGATTTCTTGGTTTAATAGCAATCTTAACTTTTCCATACTCAGGCGGATCTGCTTGTTCTCCACCATATGTAATAATATCTGCTGCTACTGGATATACTCTACGAATGATAGAAGTGTAGTCAGTGGCGGTTACAGCACGGTTCTGAGTGCCATACATTGCTGGAGCATTGATCTTAATACTATCAACTGATTCTATATTTGCTCCACCAAATGCTCTTGTTAAAACAGTAATGTTATTAACCGTTGCAATAAAATTAGTATTTCCTGAAATATCAGTTACAACACCATTGAAAGTAAAATTAGCAGTTCCGTTTGTATCTGGCCCGTTAGTTACAATATAACTAATCTCTACAATTTGACCTTGAACTAATTTTTTTCCAAATACACCATCTCCAAATGTAATCTTGTAATTTTCATCTTCAATTTCATTTACAAAATAAGCAGGTGATGTTGGGCTTACGTTTAGAATATTATCGGATTGAACAAACTTCTCAAAAGTGCTAGATCCAGATCCTTGAAATACTCTAACTCTAATCGATGATGTATCAATACCAGCATTATTTAAAATAACGCTAAATTGATCATTTGATGTTACATTATATGAGTTAGTAACAAACGATCCTTCGTATATTTTTAGAGAAGGAAAGTATGCAGTATTGTTTGGAAGAACAGATGCTTTCACGTCATCCAATACAACATACTGATAAACTTGATCATTTACAATCGAGATAAAAGCATTTCCTCTTTTAAGAAATACTGTTTCTGGGATTGTAGTTCCTGATGCAATGCTTAGAGTTAAATCAATAGCAGCAGAAGCGGCAACTGCAGATCTAGGAACGTATCCTAATTGCTTCGCTAATGATACTACGTTGTCTCTTACGGTAGCAGAGTCAAGGAATGCTTCGTTGACAACCATATTGGCATTAAATGCCGAATAATAGGTGTTATATGCCAATACATCAAGAAGCATTCCTAATGTAGAACCTTCAAAATCATAATCAGTAAAATCTGAGTTTGCTCTGAGATAATCTCTCAAAGCAACTTTTATATCAAAATAATCTAAATTTGTTAACTGATTGTATGCCATTTACTTATGCTCTAGTTCTTTCTAGAAATAGGGTTAACGTTTCGGTTTTTTCTGGCAACCCAATCACTTCAAACTCGATTGTTACATCATAACCATTATCATCATAATTTTCATCAACAATAACATCAGTCAATTTGACTCTTGGTTCAAATGCCTTGATTGTATATTCTACTTCACTCTTAACCAAACTTGCATTAATAAAATCTAGGGGTTCAAAAAGTAAATCGGTGATTCTACTGCCGATGTTGGGGTTGAAGAATCTTTCGCCAGGAACGGTTACGATCAGATTTTGCACTGATTGTTTAATAGCATTGAAATTTTTTGTAACCATTAGATCATTGGTCACAAAGTTTTTATCAAACGTTACGCTGATATCTTTGAAAGATCTACTAACAGGCATAAAAATACCATATTTATAACATTATTTATACCCCTATGAGCATAGATTCAGTGCCACCTCTCGACATAATCATCAAAACCACCCTTGCCACCACAAGGTCTTGACATTCTATCTATTGGTGGATCATTTTTCTTTGATTGTGATGACGAAGATAGCACTCCATAGTCTGTAATTAACTTTGTAGTGCCCCAATTTTCCTTCATGTAGGAAATATCTCGGTCAACTTGGTATTTTGCCATCTGTTTTTCTCCAAAAAAGGTGTAAAACAGAACTTTTTACGGGGTTGCTATCCCGAAAATTGCAAAAAACGACGATAATTTGCTAAAAATAAGCAAAAAATCGTCGTCATAGTGCTAGTTATAGCATTTTTTGTCTTTTAGAAGTCTTCAACGACCTTGCCCACGATACCTTTTCTTACGACCATTACGGGAAGTGGCGGAAAGGTTGGTATTTTTCGACCTTCCTTGACTGGTAAGCTTGGGTTTGCCAGGAACATAGTTAGTTTTTACGAGACCGATCTTTGCTTTTGCCATAGTAATATAATTAAGGTGTGAAAATTGGTAATCCTGGTAGGTCAGGAACTGTAACTGTAAGAGCACCAGCTCTTAAAAATCCAGCAGGAGATAATGGTGCTGGGTAAAATGTTGGTGGAGCACATATTTTATCTCCTACTCTACCCATTGGTTTTCCGTTTACGAAGACATTTGGGCATCCATCGAGCACAATATCATTGTGTGGAGGTCTAATTAATACACTAACCACATCAGTTGGAATATCATGAACGATAAATTTACTGCCAGCAGGAACAGCAGGTTTATTTTCAATGAAAACATTAGGAGAAAACCCTTGACCAGGAATAGGAATTAATCCAGAAGGAGTAAAACTCGTGTGATTGGTCATGTTTGCTGCATCAACTACTGCTGGCTTTCCCATTTTACTGTACTCCTAGTATAGTTGTCAAGACTGTTAATAACCATTCTGGTAAGGTAGTTCGTTTTCGATTCAATTTTAATTGAGTAAATCGTAAACGTTCAGCACCTGTATCCTGATTATATTTAACAGTTAAGTTTGCCAAATGTGTTGATGTTAATGTAAATGGTCCTGCTAGAGTTTCAGTTGTAAACACAAAATAATATCGTAAACTACCGATTTCTGATGGTTTATATTTTAAAATTTCCTTAGCACCAGAAATAAATGTCTCTACAACAGGACCATCGAATTTATTTGCCAAAGAAATATTTCTTTGATAGAATTCGTCTGGAGTCCATGCACCGATACTAACCCAATCAGTTGGATCTGTTACGCTTAATGGATTCTTTGTTACGGTAGGTTTTAGCACATAAACACCAAAACAATCTATCTTAACAAAATATTTTCCCCATTGAACAATCCATTCACGGTCAAAGAAGTTTCTTTCCGTAAAATATCCACCAAAAGTATAAGTGACAGATTCTCCAAACCCTCCAACATTTCCAGAACCAAATCCAGTGCCACCAACAAAACTTCCAGGCGTTGAGTATGTAACTCCTAAAGGATTATCCATACGATTTGCTTCTGGAACATTTGACGGACCTAACACATACGGTTCCTGAAATGCCCCAACAGACCAAATTGCACTACCAGCGGATGCTAATTTTATTCCTTTAGTTACAATCTTTCCTTTACTATCAACTTCTGTTCTTTTATCTCCATCTTGAGGTAAAGGAGATTCAAAAACACAATTAGTCATTCGACCAGTGACGGAGACAATTGTTGGAATCGTGTTATATGCCGCTGCAATTGCCTCCTCAATTGGATCTACTTCAAATGTAATAGGTATACTAAACAAATCATATGTGCTTACATATGGTTGTATTGGATTGTCGGAGTATTTCCTGTTTTCAATTAGCTTCCTAGGATTAATTAAATTAGGTCGTAATTGATTTGGAGTAACGATCGGAGGTATTCTACCAGCAAGAGAAAAATCGGCAAGACCATATGTAACATTAAAGTTTGATAAGAAACCGATTTGAGTCATTCTCCTTGCACTTCTCCTTCCAATTTATTTAGACGCATGTGTAAATCATCTAGAACAACGTTCAATTTTTCATGCTTCTCCTTTGTCGGAGCGCGGTAAAAGATATCAAAAGACTCAGGAACCTTCTTCTCCAAACGACTCAAACGTTCGTCAAGTTTATCGATCTTACTCAGCAGTTGAATTGCCAAATCCTTGACCTGCAGTTCCTCTGAGCTCATCTTCAATCTCTCCAGTTAATTCTGAACTACCGCCAAAACTGGCAGTATCTTCGTACATAATATTGCCAGCCTCGTCAAAAGCAGAAATATTGACTTTATCATCAACAGTATAAACACCTTGATAATACTTGTCAGCCATCTCAAGCATATGATCTGCTAACTTGTCATAATCATTAAATTCAACGTCATCAAGAACTTTACCATCCTTGTTGACAACTTTGTAGTTAATTCTATTCATCTTCATTTTCTTCATCTCCTACGTAGTTAACGAAATCTTCGTCAATTCTTTCAAGTAAAATAGTGCCATCTTTGTTGAGTCTCCACTCTAGCACATCACCTTCTTCCCACCCAACCGAATCGATAATCTCGTCGGGAATCGTAATATAATATTCACTAAAATCTTCATTATATTCTACTGTAGATTCAAATACTTTATTCATTAAAATAATCGCAAGACACAATTATATATTCAAGAATAGTGAATATCTTTGGGAAGTAACTTGTGTTGGCAATAACTTACCGCCTGCACAAATTCGCTTCTTATGTGAAACTCTAATGCTCTCTGAGTTCCTCTATCACCACAAAAAATAATTATGTTCTCCGCAGAAAGTATTATAATGTGGTGAAGTTGTTCCATTAACAATCGCTGCTGTCAACCTCAAAGAACAACGCAATTGTAATACGCTTGCGACGGCATTCACGAGATTGGGTTCCTGGCGTATTTATTACAGTCGGAGGAACAACGACAGGACCGCCAGCACCTTGAAAGAAACTCGGAGGGTGATATTGAGTTGATCCCTGTGCTCCAAATGCCTGGGCAACTTGCGATCCCCTTAAAGCATTATCCATGTTCTCCATCCAAGCATTAATACCTGGCATACTCGCAAAGTATCCCTTGCCGCCACCTGGCAGATTATAGGTTGCCCCGAACGGTTTATCGGAATACTCGGTGGCATTATTCAAATTTTGTGCGTTTGCTGCAAACACAGCACTCGGCATCACTGCGAGACCAAGGGCGGCACATAGAAGTTTTTTCATGATTTATGCAGGTTGTCTTTTTCTACAAGGATTCTAGCAAGACTTTTGAAGGATGTCAACCCCTGCCATTGCAATTTAATTAATTCCTTTGAAACTATCCAAATATATCCGAATTCCTCAACCAGTGTGGTTCGGGTGCTTTGGGGGTTACAAACGGTCACTCCAGATTTCCAAGGGGGCACAGAGTCTATCGAGGTTTTTTGAGTCATTTTGTTTGGGAAAAATTTTTTTTCTGAGCGTGTAAATGATCGAGCGTTTTCAAAGTTTTGTAGGTTAATAGTATCTATGACTTTTCGCTCGGCCGCGCCGCTATAACGGTATCGTTATAAAATAACTGCCCCCGAAGGGGCAGTGTGCTAGGATGCCAGACGGCGCAGTTGGCGCTCGACCTGCCGCAGGGCGTTCACATCGCTGGGCGTCTTGCTGGTGGTGACCGTCTGCCCTGCTGCGTTACGCCATACCATGTGAGACGACTGCCTGATACATGTGTATCCGTATGCCTGCATCAGGGCGTTGCGCTCGCGTTCGATTTTTTTCATGGGTCAGTCGTCGTGAGAGAAGGCGGGCAGAGCGGCGATCGCCTCATCAGCGAAGCGATCAGCGAAGGCACCTGCCAGCCAGGTTGCCTCTACGGTGATGGGCAGATCGTTGCCCATGGTCTGAGGCGAGGTCTCAGTCTTGCGACCTGCCCATACGATCTCGCGGGTCTTGAGATCGGATGCCATGCTCATGATCATCGGTCTGTCTCCTGTGTGGTGTGCTGTCAGTCTAGAGGCGATGCCCCTCAGTCGCGGTCGCTGATGTTCCAGATGCCCCACTGACCCTCGCCGTTGGCGTGGCGGTCACGGGTCTGGATTGCCTGCAGGCGCTGGTCGCTAGTGTAGGAATCCCACAGGGAGAGGTCGGTGCTCTGGTAGCAGTCAAACCAGATTTGATTCGCTTCGGTGATGGTCATCGGTCGTTTCGTTTCGATGTGATCAGTCTACAGGGTCGGCGTCAGTCAACGGCGGCGATCTGTGCCACCTTCTCTGCTGTCACACGGTCAAGGGTCTGGGCGAGACTGATCACGCTGCCGATCGTTTGAGAGAACATCAGCAGGATGGCGGCGATCAGGGTGAGGCGGATGAGGTTTGCCATGGGTTCGTTTCGATGTGATCAGTCTACAGGCAGCGGATACGATAAAGGGAGCAGCGTGTGCCACTCCCTAGACCGTCACTCAATAGTCGCTGAAGATGTGAGTCGAGCGGTACGAAGTGCCATCATCACAAGAGGTGAAATCGTAGCGCAGCGAAGTATCCCACGTTGCCTGCCAATCGATCACCAGAGCAGAGGGAACTTCGTAGAGTTCGCTATAGTATTCCTCAGCGAAGTCTGCCTCGCTAGAGTAGCAACCACGATAGCGATCATCACATCCTTCGATGTCGCTAACGCTACCCATTTCATCGATCAGGGCATCAACTGCCTCGTAACCGATTGCTTCACCACAACGCACATACTCTTCATAGTATGCAACGAAGTTGGTCTCATTACGCTCGTCGATGAACTCAAGCATGTCGTCGAGAGCATAGTTTTCATCGAGCAATTCGTCGATCTTCTCTACAGTAGCAGCAGCGAGAACTTCTTTGTAGTTAGAGGTGAGAGTCACGGTCATTTGCTTTGTTTGGTTGACTTGATCAGTCTAAGGGGTCAGGATGGGAGTTTGGTGGTGGCGTGTGCCACCTTGTAGAGTGTCACATGCCGTTGAGAAAATCTGCCATCGCTTCCTGGTACGCCTCGTAGGTCTTGAAGCGATCAGCGAAGCGAGCGGGCACCTTGCCATCGAACTTCGGGGGTTTGGGCAGATCACGGCCCTTGTCGAGGATCTGCTGAGCGTAGGGGTTGTAGTGGGTTTGTTTCATGCTGTTAGTCTACAGGGTCAGGTGGTAGGATCGGGGCGGCCGCGGCCACCTTGCCGACTGTCACATCACATAGATGCCGTGCTGCTGGTAGTGGGCAGGATAGTTGGCACGCCAATTGGCAAGGCGAGCCACCAGCGTCTCATCATCAGAGCGGTGGTGCAGATCTACTAGCCACTGGGGGCAGGTGCCATGCTCGGCGGTGAACATGGCGAGCAGGGAAGCGATGATGCGAGGGCGGTTGATCATGGGTCGTTTGCTGATGTGATTAGTCTACAGGGTCAGCAGGCGCTCAGCGAGCGTTGCAGTGACAGTTCACCCACTGACCCATGCTCACGGGCGGCTTGATCAGCATCTTGATGATGGCGCGACGCGATACGTTCTCGTAGCGGTAGAACTTCGTGCCACCACGATAGCGAACGCGAACGGTGCCCGTGATAGGATCGGCGGTCATGCGAGAGATGGCAGTCGAGCCCAGGGTGAATGCTTTGAACATGTGTCGTTTGTGGTTGACTTGATCAGTATAGAGCCAGGGCGGCCGCGGCCAACGTGCTAGTGTGCCACCTTGCCAACTGACCCCAGGCGGCCGCCCAGTTTGTTACACTAACACATGGCGATAGTCAATCGATTTGATACACCAACCAGTTGCACATGTGATCTCTTCAATTAGATCATCTTCATCAACTGCCTCCCAAATCATACCAATGGTCTCATCAGTAATGTTGCTAAAGTTATGCTCGGGGAAGTCATCATCTTCGTCAAAATCAAACTCGATTGCAGTAACTTGAAACAACATAATCAACCCTCCAGCAGTTCAGGATAGTGATCAGAAACCTCAGTGATTAACTCTTCTTCAGTATAATCATTGAAGCACTGAACTAGCATGTCGTATGCATACATCTCCAGCGTTTTCATGTCCATGTTATCAAGAACTTGCTGGGCGTAGGCATCAATCAATTCTGCTTTGTTCATGTGTCGTTTGCTTTGACTCTGTTAGTATGGCACAGCATCTAGGGGTTTGGGAGGATGCTGTGCCACTTCTCAAACTGGCACAATATCAGATATCGTATGCCTCATCGATGACATCATCCCATGAGTAATCTTCAACGATCAAACTATCACCATCTAGAAAAATGTCTGCCATCTCTTGCTCAACAATCTCCTGATACATTTCGGCGGTTGTCATTGAGAATTCCTCCATTGGTTTGTTTGTATATAGTGGGGCAATTGTCAGTTAAGACGCATACCCGAGAAGAAAGGAACAGCGTCGCCGTTTACAGTGATGAACCACTCACCTTTCTTTTGAAACACACGCTCACCCTCACAACCGTGTGCCTGAAGAATAGCATTCAGGCGAGATTTGGTGGTGTTGGTTTGCCAACCGCCATCAAACAGGCGAATCCAGGTATCACCAATCTGGGCGATATTGTTGCCGTGAAGGAATACAAAACTCACACCATCTTGGTTGCTCACCATGGTGTTATCGAGTTGCCAATCACGCTCATTGGTGATAGCATCGTTCATCAGGCGTTCGATCTTTCGCATGGGTCGTTTGTGTTGACTTTCATAGTATGGGGCAGATCGGGGCAAAAGTCAACCCCCCTAACGATCACCAAAACTTATGGGTCACATTAGGGGGGCTTATGATAGTTTTCCACAGGGTTGTGGAAAACTTTGATTAGTTTTCCACAGGTTTAATATTCATAATCACCATCAAATTTCAACTTTTTCTGTTTCTTTGGTGTGCGACCCTTGTTTTGCACTTTTACGCCATATTGCATCTCTAATTCTTGTTCATCAAAATTGTCGAATTCGTTATAGAAATTCTCTTTGAAGTTGCCGCCCTTTTGTTTAGCCATCGATTGAAATGTGTTCTGAGAGGTGTCTAGAATCGTCTGTAAGAGATATTGATAACCAAATTGGTGTCAATACCCCTTGACAAACATATTTATCTGTGGTAGTGTCAGTCAACCAGCAATTTCAGAGTGCCTTCGTTAACACTCTGATTGAGGAATCGACCCACTGAGATATCCTCAGAGTCGAATTCAGCAAGCAATTGTTGATCAAAACTATCAGCATCTTCAGTAGAATAAGTATAGTTCTTAGCAGAACTATAGTATTCAACTGAGACAGTATTCTTCTCAGTATCAATTACAATGTTTTTGATAGCAGAAGAAGGAAGATCTTGGTAGTTTTTGACAGTCATTTCGATGTTTTTTATCGATTACTTAGTAATCATACCAGTTATATCCTGGTTTGTCAAGGGTTTTGTGATTAGTTCTGCTTATATAATACTATTGTTATAATAAGTTATTATAATATTAAATTATAAAACTTCAAAATTCTCAAAAATCTCAAAAATCTCA